CTGTCCATTTGATCAAATCAGATGTAGAAGGGATTTCAGCAGACATTTGACGTAAGAAAGACGGAATAGAGCGATCTCCATAACGTGCAAATTCTTGCTCGTAAGTGTCTGGTAAGTATTGACTTAAAAAGTCAAAATTTGTCAAGTAGTTGCTTTGCAATACTGACTTTGTTGAACTTGGAGTCAAATTGAATGACCCACCGATTGTACCTGCCATTTTTGTTTAGGTGTTTGGTTATTATTGCTTTTTACTTTTTATCTTGTATGAAGCCTCGTTACCTGCGTCTACTGATCTGACAGTTATTCCATCCTTTCGAACTCCTTCTGGTTGAGACTTAACTCTTCCCATGTCGATGTTCTTGGAATCCTTTGAGATGTCTGCTACTCCAGCGGCTTTGCCTTGGTTATAAGCAAACTCAAAAAACTTGTCAATGTCAGCAGCTGCTGCTAATGTTTTGTGATACTTCTCAGCGTCTTTGATTAAGCCATTTTCATCCACGAATTGATTTAAGAAATTCTCAACGTTGGACTGTTTTTCTCTTAATGTCTTACCATCTGCTGGTTTAAACGTAACTTTTTCTTCGCCTAATGTAAAATTGAAACCTTCAAAATTGTCAGACAATACTTCGTTCGTTTTTTCAGCAAAATAAGCAGAACGCTTTTGAACGTCACTAGCACTTGCTTGGCTCGATTCTTTATACTTCTTATAAGCCTCGTAGCTTTCTTTGTCTTCCTTAGAAACAAAATCCCCATTTGACACAAGTGGAGCTTTATACTGTTCCTTTAGAGACTCAAAATGCTTTGTTGCTTTGTTAAGCTCTTGTTTTAGTTCGAGTTGTTTTTCGATTACTTCGTCCTCATCATCGATTTCCTCATCATAATTGAATTTCTTCATTTTGAATTCAATTTCTTTGTCAGATAAGGTTGGGTCTGATTCCTTGTAAAATTCTCTGATTAATTTCTTTGGGTCAACTGCTGTAAAGTCACGTTGTAACTTTTGGTAGTCATCCCATCCACGTCCTGTTTCATCTTTGTATTTTAAGAATGCTGCCACATCCTCTGGTACTTCTACTTTTGGTTGGCTCAACAGTTCGTTAAATTCATCAAGAGATTTAACTTCTCTATTTGTTTTTGTTTTAATAAAAGAAAGAACTTCATCTTCAGTCAATTCTGCCTTAGTCACAACTGGGTCGATCACTGGATCTGCTGGTGGTACTACTGGTGGAATGTCTGCTTTAATTTCGTCTTCGTGCTTTTGGACCAATTCTTTCTCTACTTCCACAGCAGATCTAGACTCTCCGTCAGTCACTTTTACTCCTTTGATTTCCATTTATATTTGATTTAAATTGTTACAAATTTAACAAAAAGTTTAATACGAGTGTTTTTTGTTAAAATTACTTAGGTCCAAATGCTGAGAAGTCGAATGCATCAAAATTGTCATTTGTGCTTTCAAAGCTCTTTGCTGGAAGATTGTTTTGTCGTTGTTCAATCAAATCAGACTGACGTGTAGCTTCTAGGTCCACTCGCTTATCCTTTCTATCTTCCTTTTCTTTTTCCTTTTTATTTATGCCCTCAACCTCCATTCCTTTCAGTTGCATGTTATAGTTAAATTCTTGCTCCATTAATTGACGCTTGTATTCAACCTCGGCACCCATTCGCTGAATATCCAATGCAACTTCATTTTGTTTTACTTGCATTTTTGCTTCAGCTTCCATTTGGATTTGCTCCTTTTTGGCTGATGTGGCTGCTTGTTGAGATTGTGCGTTAATTTCTGCTTGTTGAGCTGCTTGTTGATCTTCACGCGCTCTTGAGTCCTCCATTTTACGTCGTCTCTTGAGCTTCAATACTTCATTAGCAAGCTTAATGTTCTTTACTCCTCTAATATCAATTGCATCCTCAAGGAAGATTTGATCTCTTTGAAGTGAAATCTGAATGTCTCGCTCTAGGGCATCTTTTTGTTCTTGATCTGGCTCAAGGTCGATAGATATACCAAAATCATGTAGATATAAATTCTTAATGTCTTCAAGGATTGCGATGTTGTATTTGCCTATTTGCATAGCAAACTGTTCTTTAAAGCTCGCGTATTCAAGTATGTCAGCAATCCTCAATGAAAGACATAATGCCAATCTTCGAACTGTCATTAGTCTACCGTCAAGTACATGCTTGGTAGCAGTATTACTGTTCAATGCGGCAAGCTTCTGAAGCCCTACCAATGAATCCTCATTTGGCATTGACCCATCACGTGCTTCATTAAGTCCAGTCACGTCACGAATCATGTTCAAGTTAAAGTCGTATGAGGCAATAAGACCTTGTATCTTACTTTGTCCCCCGCTACTATTTAATTCTTGAATTGGTACGCGTCCGTTATTAAATCCACCCTCCTCAGTGTAAGATCTACCAACTACCGATCCAGTCTGAAAGTACAACTTTAATGCATCCTCTGGATTATATGCGGCTCCACTTCCTAAATCTACCTCATTAATACCGTCAGCATCAATAAATACACCATCTGGAACAATTCTGGCTTTGATTTGTTGTAGCTTCAAGTGATCCAATTGGATGCTATCGGCAAAAGGAATCATTCTCTTAACAAGAGACTCTATATTTCCTTTATACATTCTTGGAGCAACTGCTACGTAATTAGGTATAGCGTGTTGTGAAGCTGATTTAGGTCTAACCATGTTACGAGATAACTCCCACTTCAACATGATATTAGTACCCATAACCATAACACCGTCATACCAAACATCAATAGTCTTTTCTATTTTTTCGAAACGACCTTCATCCATCATCTCTTGTGGAGGATTGAACGTGTCGTCTTTTTCTATCATTTTAAAACTTCCGTCTTCAAGTATCTTTTTCTTGTATACTATCTTCTTGGTTGTTTTATAGTTTACATATAATAAAGTAGCCGTGTCATTACTGAATAAGCTATTATTATAAAATTGAGCTGAGTTGTAATAATCATACCATGACTGACTGTACTTAGAAATTTCTTCTAAATCTTCGTTGGTAAGTGTAGGATCTATTTTAACAAGCTCTGTAATTGGAACAGTCTTAATTTCTCCCCAATAAAAACAATCTTTAAAGTAAGGATCCTCTGTGTAGCTATATACTACATTAGCAGGATCTACATACTCTATTCTTACTCCGTCACCAGGAAGGAACATATGCTTAGCCATGCCGATACCAATTGTAGCGATATCGTAGTCTACTCTCTTTCTAGTTTCGTTATATTTATTTTCGTCAAGTACAGTGTTAATAGCTTCTTCTTCAGCTATCTCAATAGCAGGCTTATACTTAAGCTGCATATATAACGAAAGCTCTTCGTCATTCTCAGGTAAGTCATCAGGATTAGTATCAAACGCATTAACACCAAACTGCTCCTTAACTTGAAGCAACAGGTCTTTTGAAACCATGTCTGCTTGTATCATATCCTGATACTTAGATCTCTTATCCATAGACATAGCGTCCTGAGCATAAGCCTTAGGCTTGAATAATCTATCGTTCATTCCGTTAACAACGATGTCAACGAACTTAGGTATAATAGGTACCGGAGTAAAGTCAAGGTTAGTATGAGACAAGTCACCATCAACGGCTATCTGGTCCTTATACTTACCTATAGACTGCTCACCCCTTGCGTATAATCTTAGCTTATGGAAGTTACCCCACTGATCGTAGAATCTTGAGTTATTACCATCTTTTCTAAACCACTCGTACTGAATACTTTGTGATATCTGCAATCCATACTCAAAAGTTTCCTTTTCCCTGTCTGAAGCAAACTGGTTTGGAAAAGCAGTTGCGGGTATATTTATTTTTACGTCTTTCATTTATCTAATAAGTTCACTTCTAGTTCCTGAGTTATTATACTTTGCAAAATTAACACTTATTTTCGACTCTTTCTTTGCCGCTAAGTATATGTTCTTCTGATTAGCCATAATAGCTAGTCCTGAACTGATTGCAGCATCAAATTTAGTTCTATTGTTTATATCAAATTTAGCCCACTCCTCTATAGTTCTAGTGAAATACATGTCGCCCATCTCATCAGAATCTCTATAAGTTCCTTCAGTATCCATTCCAACATACTTTTCTATATAAGATTGAATAGCGGCCGCGTGCGATTGTTTCACATCTTCAGACGAGTTAGGTATACCTCCAAGCTCTCTTTCTGTTTTTGATAGATTCGTGAAGTGCTTATCCGGTCTGTTCATTGAAAACCCTCTGTATCCTCTATTCTTAAAGTGATATAGTAGTCTAGGTTTATTATTCTCCACTAGAATTGGCATACCATAAAATACACAAGCCATAAGAACCTCCTCAAAAAATATCTCTGCCGTCTGAGGACGAGCTATATACTCAAGGAAGAAATGGTTACTAGGAGCATTATCCATATTAAACTTAGTAAGTCCGTGTAGAGATCCATTTGATCCTCCTCCTCCGACAGTTCCGGATATATCGTAAGGGTCACAGCCAAAAGCACCAATGTGCTCATTACCAGGGTACTTGTTTCCATTCTTATAAACTACTTGGTTCTGCATTGCTGAATTAGGAATCCATGAAACAAGGAATCTACCCCTTGGATCTGGAGTCCAAATAACCTGAGTGTCCTTCTCTCCGTTCTTCCAGTGAAACGATCCTCTAGTTAGTATTTGATCTCTTATTAGAGAGTCATTATAGTCTATCTGTTGATAGATCTTTGTTAAGTTAAACAAAGACGCCTTGCTCTCATCTCTAAACGCGTGAGACTCTGTTCTGGAGAACTGTCTATAAAACTCGTTCAATGCATCTGCATCATTCTTTAAAGACGCAACCTCATTCTCCCAATAATCTATAGCTCCGTTTGTTATTAGTCTACCGTCTATCCCAGTTACTGGAGTTTCTGGCTTTCTAAATACAGGCATTCCGTATCTATCAATATAACCCTCGAAGTTCCACTCCATTGGAATGTAAAGAGAGTACATACCTGATTTTGTCTGGCCGTTCTCGTTACGTGTTTTTATATTTGAATCCTCGTATAGCTTCTTAAAGTTAGATCCACCCTTAGCAAGCGCGTTAGGAGTTGAACCCATCATACATTTACCGATAATTCTACTACCTAAACGAAGACAAGTCTTTCTAACTCGCCATCCGTTAAGGATATTGTTAGGAGCTTCTAGCTTACCAGACTCGTCCTCAACAAGATATACTAATTTCTCCCCGTCATAACTGTTATCAGCCGTGTTCTTCCAGTCAATAGACGTATCTAATCCTTCTAGTTCAGCTTCTGAACTGTCGTACATATTCTTCTTTGTAATCTTAGATGCAGGAACCCTGAAGGCAAGTTCAGTCTTAGGTTTGTCCATACCATCCATGATCGGTTTAAAGAAGAATGGTAGATTGCTAGATATAGGAACAACCTTATTAGTAAACATAGTCTTAGCGTCACCCCCTGTCTTAGACTGGATACCAATCCTAGCGTCTTTCGCTAATGTAGCTATATTTACAGCCTCCGATGAAGCCATAAAAGAAAATCCAGAACGTCTAATCTTTAAGTAAACCATACCGAAGCATCTGTCATCTGCGCGACATGCCTCCCAGTAAATAAAGAATATTCTATTAGCCTCACGAAAGTCAGGAAGTCCGACGTCAATCTTTGTCCATTGACAGTACATGTAGTGAGATCCAGTCATATAAGTCTCCACTCCATTATTCATGAAGAAGAATCCGTTCTCTCTTCTGTCGAACTCAGTCTCTATATAGTCAACCCACTTAGACTTGAAATCATTAGGCATATCATGCCAATGAAATATAGACTTTATTTTATCTAACTCCTTAGGATATTCAAATGGTTGCCAGTATTGATTTTCTTTTTTCTTATCTCTAGAGTATACTACATCTGGAGTTTTAGGCAGAGCTATAAGAAGTCCGTTTATATTATAAACTTCACCTATGGTTCCGTTCTTAGATATAACAATCATGTCATACTTCTCGTCGTATCCGTACTGCCAAGACTTTTTATTATTCTTGTTAGCTAGAACAGTTGGAGGAATATGATTCTTTACAACCGAGTATAAATTATTTTGATCGTTTTTCTGCAAATCCTTGTATTTTAGGTTCTGGCTTAGCTACTTCTTTAGGATCCTCATTTAGTTTTTCTCTTTCGGATTCTATTCTGTTTAAAATTTCAAACGCATCGAATATAGCTAATTTCTTTGCTGATGCTGCATTCTTTAGTTTGTCAGCAGCTAAATCAGTACCGTCGTCGATAGGTTTCAATATCTGATCTGATGCAACTTTAATTAGTTCCATTACAGCCTTTTCTCCAGCTTCAATTATTTGTAATTTAATTTCTTTTAATTCCATTTAAGTGTGATGTTATTAGTAAACATCCTGTATAGTTTTTGATCTTCTATAGTAAAAGGATATTCACTATTTGGTTCAAATGCAATTTCATCTCCGACATTAAGTCCTAGAGATAGTAGTTCGTTATTTATATAAGCAATAGTTCCTATAAGAGGTTCTTCCTTACAGTTCTTTTTAATTATTGATTCTTTTGATTCTGTAGGTTTAATAAAACAGTACTTAGAGTGAGCCTTCCATACATCATTATGTTTGTACATAAAGAATTGTTCTTGGTCAACAAAGAATAAGTCGTCCTTAAAGTAACTGGCACCGCTCTTCTGTCTACCCTTCATATCGTAATAAAACTTAAATACGTTGTGGTGTACTAGTAGTATATCTCCAGGAGTTATTTCGCCAACATATCCAATTGGAGTCTCAACAACCTCAGCATATCTATTAGAGACCGTATGGTCTTCTTGAGATACGCTTGTAATTAAATCAAGTCCTCCTATCTCTTTGATATTGTCGTATCGCCTACCATTTAACGGTCTAACGATAAATAGGTTAGGAGACTTCATTAGAAGTTGATATTATATTCTATAGATATCGGCATGTTAGAATTAAACTCCTTCCAAAGAAATACTTCGTCTTCCTTCTCTATCCAGATTTTTATTCCTCCAGTATTCTCATCAACTCGCATTAAGTGAATTGTATAAGACTTATCGAGTATTGGTTGCCCCACAATATAGTGCATTCCATTGCTTTTGTAGTCAGCGCCTATGGTTATTTTTCGGATATCAAACATTACTGTACATTTAAGTTTGTAATGTTTCCACTCTCAGTATTTATAGATACATCTGATCCATAAATCTTAATAAGCTCCTTCTTGAATTCTTCTCTTCCAATATACTTATCATTGATTTGTCTAAGTATATCAGATTTTTTAAATTCAAACTCAGATGTTAGTTCTCCTAGAGTCTCGTTTGCTTTTTTAAAGAAATGCTCAAAGCCCTGAAGCTTTTTTAATTCTTCGTCTTTTATTTTGTTCATTTTATTTGATTATATTTTTTTATTAGTGTACTATCTTAAGTACATCTCCGGTTCTATAAACCTTTCCTACTGCTAAACCAGCTGTTACGGCTGCTGCATTATCTGCATATTCTAATACACCTGTAAATGATGGTGTATTCATTATAAGTAAGTTTTGCTGTAAAAAGCTAATAACGTCTGCGAATGTAAAGTTTTTAGTCTCTAAACTATTCTCGGCATCTGTTCCTACTAACTTATCTTCTAATGTTATCTCTGTGTCGTCTGGATATTGACTTATTTTGGTCATAATACTTTTTATTTCAATTCATTGGCAAATATACGAATATTTTTTTTAAGTTAAATTTCATACCTTTGACGACAAATTTAATTAAATATGAAAATACTATACCTAGCGCCTCATTTATCTACAGGAGGAATGCCGGCTTTTCTATTGAAGACAATAGAAACACTTAAAGACTATGTTGAAATATGCGTTGTAGAATATGCATGTCACAGTCTTGATTATGTTGTACAACGTAATGCTATTATGGATCTTGTGCCTGTACACACGCTGCATGAAGATAAGATGGAACTCTTTAATGTAATAGACCAATTTAATCCGGATGTCATTCATATACATGAGCCATCAGAAAGATTTGATAGAGCAATGATTACTAAGTTGTATGACAACGATAGAACGTATCGTATTATAGAAACATGTCACGATGTATCATTTAAACCAGATGAAGAGAAGATCTTTCATCCAGACTATTATGCATTCTGTACTCCTTATCATGTAGATACATTTGGTAATATGCCATCTATGTATAGTATTGTAGAGTTTCCTATTGATAATAATTCAATATCAAAGCAAGAGTGTCATGAAGCTAAGATGTATCTTGGTATGGATGTTAATACGAAACACGTTGTTAATGTTGGCCTATGGACTCCTGGTAAAAATCAAGGTGAGATGTTAGAGTTAGCTAAGCAAATGCCAGACGTAGTATTTCATTTTGTAGGTAATCAAGCTATAAACTTCAAACACTACTGGGGTCCACTTGTAAAAGATGGGGTTCCGGATAATGTAAAGATATGGGGAGAAAGAGATGACGTCGATATGTTCTTAGATGCTGCGGATGTATTTATGTTTAATAGTACGTGGGAATGTAACCCACTTGTTGTTAGAGAAGCTATATCAAAAGGCAAGAAGATAATTGCTAGAAACCTTCCTCAGTACAAGAACATGTTTACTAGATACATTGTAAATCTAGATATAAGAAAGTTAAAGAATCAGCTATCAGATCTTATTGACGATAAAACTACATACGATATACTTGAAAACAACACAACAGCTAATTTTAAAAATAAGCTACTATCACTTTATAAATCAGCCATTAAATTTAATATAATGAAGAACGACGTTAAAGATTATAATATTACGCAGCACTTTGTTGGACAGCCTTTTTTAGAGATTACAGGTACTAGCGATAGTGATTTTACTGTAGAATTTTATGACGAAGAAGATAATTTATTTTATAGAAATACAATAAAAGTAAATCACTGGGTCAGACTAAGTAAGGAGTACTTCGTTAAATGGACTACCAAGGTGTACAAAGATGATGAACTAGTCTATACTAATGTATTAGACTATACAAATAAGAGAGTTTATATTGCTTTTGATAGTTCTTCATTAGGAGATAATATCGCTTGGATGCCTTATGTAGAAGAGTTCAGAAAGAAACACAACTGCAAGATGATTGTATCTACATTTAAAAACTTCTTGTTTGAGTCTAAGTACCAAGATATTGAATTTGTTGATCCAGGATCTGTCGTTCCTAATTTATATGGAATGTATAAGATTGGTTGGTTCTATGACGTCAATAAAGAACCCGTATTACCAAACACTATACCGTTACAAATGGCAGCTACAAACATCCTGGGTCTTGAGTATACAGAGATAAGACCTGAGATTGTAAATAGTAGAACGCATCTTGCATTAAAACACGTTACAATAGCCACTAACAGTACGGCAGGATGTAAGTTCTGGACTAGAGAAGGCTGGCAAGAAGTAATCAACTATTTACATGGAGAAGGATATTTAGTAATAAATACATCTAAAGAATCTAATCCTTTCGATAATTGTCAACCATTAGTTGATACAAGCATGACATCTACGATGACTGCAATATATAATAGCAAGTTCTTTATTGGACTATCTAGTGGATTATCATGGCTGGCTTGGGCATTAGAAACTCCTGTTGTTATGATATCTAACTTCACAGAGGAAAATCATGAGTTTAGTTGTCATAGGGTAACAAATACTAATGTATGTCATGGATGCTGGAATGATCCGAAATTTAAGTTTGATCGTGGAAATTGGACTTGGTGTCCCATCAACGAAGGTACTAAGGATCAATTTATTTGTCATACAAGCATTACATCTGAAATGGTTATAAATGAAATTAAAAAACTATTATAATGGCTTTTGTGTATAGACATATTAGATTAGATAATGGAAATCCATTCTATATAGGAATAGGAAAAAGTGAAGCAAGAGCATATTCAACAAAAGGTAGAAGTAAGTTCTGGCAAAGAATAGTAGACAAATGTGGATATGAAGTTGAGATATTATTTGATAATTTAGATTATGAACAAGCTAAATTAAAAGAACAAGAGTTTATATCTCTTTACGGTAGAGCAAATACTTGCAATGGACTCTTATGTAACCTAACTGATGGAGGAGATGGTAGTTTAGGCTATAAACCTACAGAAGAAGCATTATTAAAAATAAGTAATACTAGTAAAGGTAGAGTAAAAAGTGTAGAGCAAATAGAAAAATGGAAAAGTAAAATGAATTTTACTAAATCTGATGAGACTAAGGAAAAAATAAGACAGAGTTTATTAAATAAACCTCACACAGAAGAAAGAAAAACAAATCAAAGTAAAGCTCATATAGGTAAAAAGTTATCAGATGCTGCAAAATTAAAATTAAGTATCTATTGGAAAGGTAAAAAGAAAAAACCTATATCAGAAGAAACTAGAAAAAAGATGTCAGAGTCTAGGAATAAATACGTATTAAAACAACAAGAAATAATAAAGCTCCTTAATTAGGAGCTTTATTTTTATGGTTTCACAACATTCTTTTTCATAGGACCTTCTGGTCTTTGATCTGGTGGTGTTGAGATTACCTCGATAGCCTTAGCGATTGCAACAGCCTGTTGTAGCGTGAATGCTCCTTTTAGTTGAGCGTCGTTAGCAGCTTGGACAAGTATTCCTAATGCTTGATTTACATCCATGTTCTCCATAATATATTTGATTTTATTTGCAAATATAGTGAAATTATTTTATTGTGTAAATATTATTTGACCTATCCCTGTAGCGGTACCTGCTGGAGAAACATTACAGCTAAAAGTATAACTATAAGTTCCAGCAGATAAAGTAAATGTTGTTGAGTTTAAAGTTCCAGGACCTAACTGCCTAGCTCTTCTAGCGTTTCCATTTATATTGATATTGGTATCTGTAGTAACAAATCCTGTTGAAGTTGATCTAGCATTAAAAGTAGCAGCTGAACCTACTATAGTAACTGTTCCACTATAACTACCAAAACCCGTACCTGTGTAAGAATACGAACTGCTAAACGTAACTGAATTAACTGGAGCAGGACTGTATCCGTAAAAATCAGATATTCTGTCGGGCGTATTAAAATCAGCTATGTCGCTTAATACTCTAAGAGAACCACTAGAAGTTCCTAATTCGTTTCGAATCATATTTATAGATAAGGTCCCTGAAGGTGGTAATGCCATAACTTATTTATATTGTCGGTACTTCTGGAGTTGGTTGTGCCCAAGGAGAAGGTACAGGTTCGTATTTAGGATTTATCTTAGCTTCAATTTGTTTTACAATACGCTCCTGCATATGCGCAACATCAGCGGTAGCTTCCAACCAAGCTACAATATTATCTGGTTGTAATTGTGAAAAAGGAATATAGTTTTGCGTATCTTCTGGTAAAGGCATAGGAGTTGCTCCTGCAAATATTCCTTCTACACCATTTTCGTCTACACCAACATAGTTGTATCTAACTCTTGTTACTACGTCTGTTAAATCCCCTAACACTGGAGCTATCTCCAGTTTCATTGTGTCATCTGTTAAGAATGTGAATGTGATTGCCATTATTTTTTTATTAATTGATTAACCAATTGTTTTAATTCTTCTATTTGTGTTTGTTGTTCTTTTATTGCTTCAATAAGTAAAGGTGTTAATTTACCATAATCAAGAGTCTTATATCCGTGCCCAATAGGAGCATCTTTAATTATTTCTGGAAGTATAGCTTCAACTTCTTGAGCAGAGACACCAACTTCCTCCTTGTATTTATATCCTAATTTTTGAGCTTTAGCATTAGGTGTATAGTAAAATCCATTCAAAGATAAAACTTTTTCTAATGCGTTTTGAATGTTTCCTTTTTTATCTTTAAGTCTTTCATCTGAATAGTATGCAACAACATCCCCCGCAACTCTAATTGAGTCCCCTGTTGAAGAACCATCAAAATAGTAAGATGTATTATTATAATCATAAAAAACAGTTCCGTAAACAGCTCCGCTAAAATTAGAATATGAAGAATAATTTCCAGTATGTAATAATGTTTGCCAAGCATACCAACTTCCTGATTGTTGTCTTCTAATACGAACATCATCACCCCAAAACGAGTATGCCATTTGCCATCTATATCCATCAGATCCACTCCAGCTATTACCAGCTACAGTAAGCCAGTTCCACCAATCTGTACTAGGCATTCCTGTTACACCGCTTCCGAAATAGAACCCTGATGAGTTAGAAGAATCCGAAGTGTTGGCATTTGTATTATTTTTTGACCTACCGTTTGCTCCATCACCATACACAACATTGTTTGCTCCTGAAAATGTACCTGCTACTGCAAGGTTATTTATGTTAGACGTAGATGTAGGATCTACATAATATCCTGTATTATCACTATCGTAGAAGATAGGTGCTCTAAAATCCCCAGTTGCAGATATTGTACTATCTCCATCAGTCCAAAGCCTTTTCCAGGAGTTATATACACCAGCGTCACCATTTCTCGTTCTTATAAAAAAAGCATTTCCTCCACCTCCATATCCACCTCCTAACCATAAATCATATCCACCACCAGTGCTAAACCTAGCAATTGGACCATAAAAGGGGGCATTATTAGCATAAGTAAATCCAGATGCATTAGAGTCCATTGTATTAGCATCAAGAGTAAATCCTTGATAATAAAATATATTACTAGGTTTACTAGTTACATTACTCCAAGGAACACTTGTTGGTGTTACACCACTAGTACCACTAGTACCACTAGCTCCTGATCCAGAAGTTCCACTTGTACCATTAACACCAGAGGTGCCGTTAACACCTGATGTCCCGCTAACTCCGGATGTACCTGATGTTCCATTAACACCACTTGTACCATTAACACCAGACGTACCTGAGGTTCCATCTACTCCGCTAGATCCTGAACTTCCTGACGTTCCTGTAGTACCTGACGTACCGTCAATTGCACTAGTTCCACTAGAGCCGGACGTTCCTGTAGTTCCAGAACTACCCGAAGTTCCAGTTGTTCCAGAAGATCCGCTAGTACCAGTTGACCCAGAAGTACCTGATGTACCTGATTCAGCTGCAATAGATGTTGTTACATAAGAATACTCTCCATCCTCCGTATACCAAGATACTATTTTTGATGTGCTTTGATTATTACTAACGTATATCTTAACAATCATTCTGTCTGTTGCAGATATAGCTGTATGTGGGAACACGAAGTCTACATTAGCCTCGGCAGGAATTCCAGTTCCGTTCCAAGGTATATTTATAGCTGCTGAAGTTGCTGGAGATCCATAAGGCACTCCTGATGAATTAGCAAGCTGTAATGTTACATAAAGTAATATTATATCGTTTGACTGCTCCTTAAGAGCATGAAAATGAAATCTCTGAACTCCAGAAGGTATAATTGTAAATCCTAGTTGATTAGTCATGAACTCTTGAACAAGAGCGTCCTGTTGATTACCGGCTAGATTTAGTGTTATTGTTTGTAGTGCTGCTAATGTAGGAGTTGTACTTAGTAATTTATATGGAGATACAGAAGAATTTTCGCTATTATTAAAATAATATACTCTACCTCCACTAACTCCATCTATACCGGATGTTCCTCCAGTTCCTGAAGTCCCAGTTGTACCGCTTGTACCACTTGATCCAGAGCTTCCAGAAGTACCCGTTGTACCAGAAGTACCGTTACTACCATCTGTACCAGAAGTACCTGTAGTTCCCGATGTTCCCGATGTTCCCCCCGTACCATCAGTTCCACTAGATCCGGATGTTCCGCTACTACCTCCTGTACCATCAGTACCTGATGTTCCTGAACTACCAGATGTTCCATTACTTCCGTCTGTTCCTGAGCTTCCGCTTGATCCGCTAGTTCCGTCTATACCTGATGTTCCGTCTATACCAGACGTTCCGTTTGTTCCGTTTGTTCCGCTACTTCCTGAGCTACCTGACGTACCAGAAGATCCTCCTGTACCGTCTGTTGCAGATGTACCGCTACTACCACTGGTTGCTGATGTACCGCTCGTTCCGTTACTTCCGTCAGTGCCTGAAGTGCCACTGCTACCGCTTGAGCCTGATGTACCTCCTGTTCCGTCTGTACCGCTTGATCCACTAGTCCCAGAACTTCCTGATGACCCGCTAGAGCCTGAAGTTCCACTAGTACCATCGACCGGTGAATAAGCACTAAGAAGAGATACCATGTAGTCCTCATCCTCCTCCATGTATCCGTTTCCTTCTCTATACTCTACGGTTACTAAGAAAAAATTAGGCTCTTCATCGTATATTACAACATCCGTTACCTTATAGTAACCAAATGAATTTATGTCTTTTGATTTAAATAATAGTATCTCAGTTCCATTTAAAAAATTTAAATACTCAGATACATCATTTTGTTTTGTTGTGTACTTACTAAGTAAAAATGTGGTTATAGCAGAAAAATTAACCGTCGGTCCAATCTCTGGATTAAAGGTTAATGTTCCATTTGGTCTTTGCTCTAACGGATCTAAAGTATAGTACTTATACTGTATTGGAACCCCTATATTTATTACCTGATTATCATTAAAGTACTCAGCTAATTTTTTAGGTGTAAAGTTCTTAGTTCTATTCTGATTATTAACATCAGATCCAATCCACTTATCAAGTGCGGTTATCTTTTCGTCTAATGTATATGTACTTATTTTTGTCATATTACTTTCCTTGACCGCGATTTTTCTTCACGTAATTTTTACTTGACTTTAGTTTTGAAGTTTTTGACTTGGCATGAACTCCAGGCCTGTTAATCTTCTTAGACTCCTTCTTGTTTGATTCTGTCTGCTTAGCCATTATAAGAATATTTTGTTTTTGATCTGTCTATAAACATACATTCCGACAGGTATGAGTAATAACCATAAATAAACAAAATTGTTTACTTTTTTGTCTACCTTTTTTTCGAAAGTTTTTTTAATACCTTCTCTTTTTACATTTAACTTTTTTACAGAAGATACTTTTGAAATTTCTTTTGTTTTATCTATGGTTTCTTTTTTTGATTTCTTGCTTTTTATAACTACGTTTTTAAAAACCTTTCCGTCAATTTCCATTGGCTTTGAGGTGTCCTTTGCTGTATACTCAACCTCATCTGTAGACTCTATTACAACTACGTTATTATCTTTAACGTACGTTCCGTCTACCTTTACTTCAGACATACTATCAACCTTAGTCTCCACAGTCACCTTAGATACATCTACTTTTCTAGACGCACAAGAATGAAGTAGTAGTACACTAATAAATAGTATAAGCAGTCTTACCATTTTTTTTTATTGCTTTAAGTATTTGTTTTCTTTGCTTTCCTTTTGATTCGTAAGAGACGTGTACCCAGTCAGGGTTTTTATCTGTGCCGAACTCCCATATTAACTGATCAAAAACTAGGTTGTCTTTAATGTAATTGAATATTTTAGCATTTGTAATATCTGTTCCGTCCATGTCTATATCCATAGCCTCACCAGAACAGTGTTGACTTGATAATGATCCTTTTATAGCTTTATTTAAAGCTAAACTTCTATATCCGGAACTTATATGTATCGGAGTGTTAAAGTGATCTCTAATGGGCTGAAAAACGTTTTTAGCTAGCTTTTTCATATTATCTAAGTGCTCTGCTGTAGGTTCGTTTTTTATTCCGTTCCTTTTAGCAGATTCGCTACTAATCATTTCGGCCAGTGACAGGTTCTTAGATAGATTCATGATTTTGAAAATATTTTAACCAATATTGTAGCTAGAGATCCTAGTATAATAACTATTACAACTTTGAACTGGTTTACGTATACTGACACTTCATTCTTAAATGTCTCAAGATCCTCAACGCGGTCCTCTATTTCGTTTATCTTGAATAGCATCCCGTGGTTGTTGTTTAGTTCGTTTCCAACAATAGCGTTCTTAATGTCTCTAATGTTTTCACCAACTATAGCTAGATCTTCAACAAGTTCTTGCTGTTTTTTTTCAAGTCTGTCCAATCTCTCTATCTCTAAATTACTCATTTTTCTTTATGGATAATTTTTCGACAATATCTGTAACTCCTTGAATACTAATATATGCAGTAGCTATAATTACCCAATCAGAGGAGGTTAGTGTTCCTGAAAATAATCCAGCACAACCTATAAGAAAAACAAAAAGCTTTCTACTTATCCATCTGTTTATTATTGTATCAAGGTTCTTACGCATACTACCAAAGAGCTACTATTCCTGTAGCTGTTGTTGTTGTTGAGAATACGCGAACTACTTGGATTGGTAATACTACTCCTGCTGGAACAGCATTTAATGTAATGTCATCACCTCCTGCGGTAAGAACTCTAATAATTCCTCCTGATCCTGTATACAATACGCAAGGATCTGCTTGAGCAGCTCCATTAACTGAAGGAATATTTTCTGTATCTGATTTAACTACTGCTAAACCTCTACTCTGTTGTAATTTTTGATAAGCCATTTATTTTAATACTTTGTTTATTAGTAAATTAGGATTGTTTAGTTTTGCCTTTCTAGCAGCACATCCACAGTCCTTTCCTGTTTTTTCTGATATGGTATCTACTACTTTTTTTATTCCTGTCTTAGTAGTAACTAACTCAATTGCGTTTCCTAGTAACATATTATTTATTTTTTTTACCTCTTGCTCTTTTGTCTCCAGGCATGTCATTAGTATCACCTCTGTTAACTGATGCCTTCTTCATTACGTACCCCTTCTTCGTGTGTGCTAGGTCCATACCGTTCTTATCTCCGTATGTTCCTCTTTTACGATTCTCTCGGTTAAGCTCTACTCGTTTAGCTACTTGTTTATCAGATTTATTATATTCCTTCTGATACTCGTTACGCTTTTTTCTAGCTTCTGGATTCTCTTTGTAATATGTAGCAGTTTTACCTGGCATTATTTCTTCTTTTTTATCTTTTTTTCTTGTTTAAGCATCTCCTTAGTTGGAGCCTTTCCACTTCCAGCATTAGCTCTAATGTTATCCCAAAGTCCTCTTTTAGATACTGATCCGTCTTTTCTTTTTATCATCTTCATACTACCATTTTACTTTATCAGCCCAGTACGCTGCACTTGACTTACCCTTAGATATATTCTTGCCGTGTCTTGCTTTAAATGAAGCTCTCTTTGCTTTCATTGCATCGCTTTCTCCTGCCTTTGGTTTTCCTGCTGTCTTAGCTCCCTGCTCTCCGAATCGGATTATCTTTTCCTTTCCATTAGTGCATGCCTTTACAACATGAGATTTTGTTGGATGGCTAGGCGTTCTCTTAGGAGCATTGCATTTCATTGACTTTTTATCAACCATACTACTTCTTTTTAGACTTTCCCGCCTTTGACAATGCGATAGCAATAGCCTGCTTTTGAGGCTTACCGTGCTTCATCTCTGTTCTTATATTAGCGCTAATTGTTTTAGTACTCTTTCCTGACTTTAGCGGCATAACTTATTTCTTTACGTTACCCTTTAAATAACTCATTTTACCATTAAGAGACTTTTTTGACTCGTACTGAGCTGCTTTTTTCTTTCCAGCAGCCATGCTAGGTGCACATTTTTTCTTCATAGCTATAAATTATTTATCTTTGCAAAGATATTAAATTTAATTCAAATGAAATTTACTAAAATAATCAAGAAAACCTACACAAGGGTCGAACCAAAGTCAGATTATCTTAAATACTGGCGCATTGTTCGTATATGGGCAAGAGAAAAACACGGCCTAAGCTACTCAGACCTAGAGATGCTACTATTTTTACACAGCGAGAGGCTTTTTAACAAGTCAAAGTTCGTAGAATTCAACAAGATGATGTCGTGGGACAATGTAAGATTCGCTAGACTGTACCGTGACGGATGGATTAGCAAGTGGAGGGACCGTATCGGGAATGAGGCAACGCTATATGAGGTGTCGTTGAAGGGTAGAAATCTTATAAAGGCTATCTACAAGAAGCTAGAAGGCGAGCAGACTATATCAGAATCACCTAGCGCCAACCCGATGTTTCAAAAAAGAAACAGTGGGTACGCTATGGACCGTGATAAGACTATAATTCGTAAGATGAATCGTACAAGAAAAGAAAAAAAGAGGCTGTCTGACCTTGCTGAGCAAGAGTACCAGAAGCAGCCTCATGTTATTAAGAGAAGAAAGGAGATAACTCCTTATTTAGAGTACAAAAAGAGTCTAAAGGACAACGACAACGTCACGCTCTAGTATGATCGTGTACGGAATATCGTTGATTAGCATTGTGTAACCGGCTCCCTTATCATAATATATAAAGTCCCCTTCTTTTACACAGTCTACATTGGTGCCAGGTCGAATGACCTGGCCTTTTTTGTAGCGAAACTTTTCGTTATCACTTCCTGACAGCAGCAGTCCAGAGTCTGTCTGGATCTGCTCGTCAATCGCGTTTATTACTATGTACTTATTTATTGGTTGAAATTTACTCATTTTGTTTTCTGATGTGTTATTAGCTGTCCACATGTTATGCTCTTGCCATTGTTATAATTGCGTTAGTACTAAGCACTGTTGTCGATACTGATACGGCATTCTTCAGCGCGTTCTTTGTTACCTTTAATGGATCGATTACTCCCATCTTGTACATGTCGCCGGTTGTCATGTTCTTGATATCGAATCCGACAGTGTATCCTTGACATCCTTCCATCAACTCGTATCCGTCTAGTCCTGCATTCTCGAATATCTGTAGTAGTGGTGCCTGAATGGCTCTTGCCACAATATGCATTGCCGCGTACTGCTCGGCGCTGATGTCTTCGATCATGTCGTCTGCATCTGCAATGATCGCGTACGACTCGTTGAACAGCGCTACTCCACCACCAGGTAAGATGCCCTCCTCCAGTGCAGATCGTACCGCGCATACTGCGTCGTCTACCCTGTCCTTGCGTTCTTTCTGTTCTAGGTCAGAGTTTCCTCCGACGTGAATCACGGCAATTCCACCTGTCAAGCTGGCGATACGCTCCTTGATAAAGTCCTGGTCATTCTTTTTATTACTCAAGTCGTGAGCCTGCCATAACTGAGCTACTCTTTCTTCTACCACGTCAGTGGTCGATTCTGATTTTATAATTGACGCCGATTCCCTTCCAACGATTACACGCTTAGCCTTACCAAGTGACTCGATTGTCATAAGGCTCAGGTCGTCTCCAGTCTGTTCTGAGAAGTACTTAGCACCTACTGCCAACGCGATGTCGTTCATCAGTTCGTTTCTCTTGTAACCAAACTCAGGCGGTGTGATGTTACAGAACTTAAGTCCTTTCTGCACTACGTTGATTGCCAGTGTGTTAATTACGTTTTGACTGCACGGACCGATGATCAATAGTTTTTTTCCTGTTTGGATTACGTCTCTAAGTACATTCTCGATCGATAGGATGTTGTTGATCTCCTGATCCGTAACCAGAATGTGTACGTCCTCTAGTATGCACTCGTCCTTTCTGTGGTCGTTAACGAATAGTTGTGACGTGTATCCTCTGTTTACTTTGATACCGTTGGTGTACTCGCAGTAGGTCTCGGCCGTCTGTGAGTTTTCAACCGTTACGATACCGGTCTTGCCCACCTTGTCGTACGCTTCAGAGATCAAGTTACCAATCTCAGAGTCGTTGTTGGCAGATATCGACGCCACGTTGTTCAACGTCTTGCCCGTTACCTTTTTTGAGCGCTTCTCTAGTCGACTGATTAACTTGTTTGTTGTGTCGTTGATCTGTCTGATCACCTCTGTTGTGTTCAGGTTACTAGTGATCATGTCCTGACCGTGCTTTACCAGTGCCTCTGTTAGTACGATAGCCGTTGTGGTACCGTCACCAGCGCTTGTCGCGGTGCGGTCGGCCGCCTCTTTCATCATCTTTACTGCCAGGTTCTCTACCGGGTCTAGTAGGTCAATTGATTTAGCAACTGTTACGCCGTCCTTAGTTACTGTAATACCGTGCGTGTGGTTTATCGACTCGATTAGTACGGTCTTTCCGCGCGGTCCTAGTGTGCTCTTTACTGCCTTGGCAATCGTGGTGATGCCGTTGATTAGTTTTTCTCGTCCTTCTTGTTCAAAGTCTAGAACTTTTGGACTGTATCCGAAGTTTGTCATTATGTATTAGATTTAATTCTCGACAAATATACATATTATTTATTAAAAACAAAAGCACCCGTTAGGGTGCTCGTTCTAAACAAAAATGTTTAGGCAAAGAATGGATTTTCTATTTCTTTTTCCTGAATGACATTGTCGGCATAGTCTTAGCTAGGTTAATGGCGTTAGCCATCGTCATAGATTTTTCCATCATCTCTTTAGCCTCGTGCATGGTCTTTTTAGCCTTGGCCATTCTGTACAATCCGATCTCCTGTGTTGGCATCGGCTTGTTGTTGTTTTCTAGTTTTATTCCCATCTTATGTGTATACTTATAAATGTTAGATATATTATTAACTCTCCGTAGTCGAACTCCTCGTCCTTACCGTAATATCCCCATCCAATTGCTGGACCGATATTGAATCTTGATTGAATTTCTATTTCTGTCATGCTACAAAGGTAATAAAATTATTTGATTGTTATTATACACAAAATGTCTAGGAATGTCTAGAATATCGAACATTGTTCATTATATTTGAATGTTCATTGACAATGAACGCTGATTTTAAATGAACAGGTTACCCACCTGTATAATAACGGCAATTATCGCCGGTATTTGCCAACTTTATATGCGGTATAGTGCATTTATTGTTGGGAAAAGTACTCTCCTATATGTTATAGCATATAAAAATGTATTATATCGCATTATTATATGTAAAAGCATCGGCGCCCGGGACTGCCCAGGCCTAAACCGATGCCTTAAATAAACGACCTTCGCTGGGACGCTGTTCTACGGGTAGCGTCGAAGGTACTGTTTGTGGTCCCACATGGGCTCGAACCATGGACATCCTGATTATGAGTCAGACGCTCTAACCAACTGAGCTATGGGACCGGTTGCCTTTTTGAACGACGTCGAGAAAGCTAACTCTATCTCCTATACGATGAGAACAACCTCTTGCGCACTGATCTTACGGGAAGTGTGTTGTGTTTTACGATCCCCTCGCGAGCGGGGCTTTTGTGATTGAGGTGAGATTCGAACTCACATATCACCAGTATATTTTTCAATACTGGCTGCCTAAACCGTTCAGCCACTCAATCTCCACTAAGGCAGCGGCGTCCTTAGTCGCACTTTTCAGGTGATCAGCCTGGAGGTTTTGTTTTAGCCCGGGTGTATTTAACCTCTTAAACCAGGATCCGCTTATCGAGACCGAGACAGGATTCGAACCTGTAAGAGTTAATATCTCAACACAGTTGTGCTTACTTTACACCAATACTTTCTGCAATGTTTACCATTCCATCACTCGGTCATTTGCGGTTCGTTGCCTCTTTATACTTGCACCGCTAGACAAGTCTCATAACCGTCGGACAACTACGTCGAGAGTTTAATATTCACTGCAACTCACAAGCGTTCCCTAACATCAGAGACCAATCTTACAAGTTTAACGTGCATGTAAGAGCACTGTTTATTGTACAACTTTAATTACGTTACCGTTTTTACTGATGACTACGGTCAAGTCGAACTGCTTGTCCAGGTAGTTCATTATCTCGTGAATGTCCCCGTTCATAAAGAACATGTGGAAGTGATTGAAGTGAATGTTCCTACCCGTCTTCTCTACAAAGTAACGATGGAACCAGCTGATCGGCATGTCGTCCTGCGTTCGTAACTTAATGTATTCGTATTTCATTTGGCAAATATAAATATTATTTTCGATTGCCGCAAGACTTTTTTAAAAAATGTTAGATATGTGGGGGGTTTGGGTTATATATAGATATTGCGGATGGGATGCCAAAACGAAAACGACTTAAAAATCGATGGTGGGGGTGTGATTTCATTGGACTTGCCGAGAATTTTTGGCTTTTTCTGGACTGCCCTACCCCTACACGCAGGTGTCTACTATATCACGCGCATACACGTACTACTATACGCGCACGTACACGTACCTATAGTTCACTTTTTTTACCGAGAGTAAACGATCTGATCCATACCAAACTATTCCAGTCGTTTACGTTTCTGATATAATCTATCTCTCTCGTTGATACGTTCTTTGTTATCAATCTTATACTGCTTATCATACTCTCTCTTTAATTCCTTGCGCGAGTCTCTGTATTGTTTTAATCGTTCCTTATTGTCAACACCAAAGTCTTTGAAATAACTTTTATCACACGTCTTGCAAATAGGTCTCAATCCGTCAACCTTACTTTTGTCCTTTCTGAAATTCGTAGCATCACTTTCAATACTACATTTTGTACATTTTTTCATACCATTTATTTTTGTGCAAAGATACAACATATGTCTATATGACGATTAAGCACCTAATCCATGACAAACTATGACGAAATATGACGCCAAATGACAAGATTTAAAATAATTGTCATGGCGCTAGGCCACGCCAGTAAAGGAAAGTTTACGAAATATGACGCCATGACGTTTTTATTCCTATATAGGGCTATATACGTTTTTATATATATATTATTTTTTTTTTAAATGCATTTAGGATAGTAAAAATCGACATAACGTCATAAAACGTTAATTATCAGTTAGTTAACGAAAAAAACTCGACATAAAATCGACATAAATTTCCAAAACTCGACATAATCCCAGTGTTTACGGGACTTCCCGCGTCATGAGATTATTTGCGTGTGAATTGGTTTATGCGTAGATATACAGAGACTTGAAATAGCCCACGTCCAAACCTTCCCCACACAAATCCAATAGTAAGCAAATACAATCCGTAAAACACTGATAATCAATACATTAAACAAACTTCGTTATTTTTTGTTGAATAATTGTCAATATCAACACAAATCTGTTGCATTATTCTCATCAAAATAATCAATTCACTGAGAATGTCATAAAAATTAGAACAAAATCAAAAATAATTAAACTTTTATTTTTTTATTCAAAACTAACGGCGTAGGTTTGTCCTGTTCAAATGAGCGACTGGAGTTAACCAGTTATTAAATCGGGTGTTAGGCTTCCCTATTAGCAAGTAGCGAGACCACAGCGATAAAGTGGCGGGAGTCAAACAAGACTATAAAATTGGGTGTAGCTACTCTGGAATATGCGGTCAAAGTAATCCGCGAAGTCCGAAGCTACGATACTGCCAACTACATAGGCAAAGGTCGTTGACGTATATGGATGTGTTATCCATACTGATGAGTCGCAGAACGACGAAACGTTAATTACTTATTATGAAAGCAGAAATTTTAAAAGCAGTAGAAAACAATAAAAAAGTAATAGTATATGATTTAATTTTTACATCATTCAGAAATTGGAATGGAGAAAGAGAGTATAAAATGCAAAGTGATAGAAATAGAGATAAATGGAAAACTTATGATTCAGAAAAAGAATATATAAAGGCAATAATGCAAAGAGTAAATTATTACATCAAAAGAGGATTTCCTAATGTAATAGAAATTCAAGGTTAACTGACGAGTCTTAAATAGACGAAACGCCGAGAGGCGTCTTAACCAATTAAATTAATTATTATGAATTCAATATCAAAAACACATAGAGGATGTACTTACTTTGGAAGTTCTGAAGAAGCGATAAATAAAACAATACAGGAAGCAGAATTTCAACGCTCAATTTTTTATAGAAGCAGCGTATATGCTTACTCTTGTTTTGCTAGATTATTAAATGACAACTCAGTAGAATTTACAGAATCTTTTAATAACGGAGAGCGTCGTAAAACATCTAACTTTAAAAGTAAAGATGATTTTTGGAATAGCAAAGGTTAACTGACGAGATCTAAATGATCGAAACGGGCACTGCCCGTCTTAACCAATTTAATTATTTAACATCATGACAAAATCACAAAAGCAAGGTAGACTATACCTACAGGTAACAATCGTATTAGTAATAGTAATCTTTAATCTACTAGCATATGCAGTATCATAGCAACAACGAAATAGAACGTCTATACCTAGACTACGTAAACAACTGGCTAAGCGCAACAAACTGGGCAAGCCACCACGGACTAAACAAGCACCAATCAAATTACATCTTAAAAAAAGGCAAATCATTATGGCGACAAAAATCTACAACAAGATAAGCAAGTTCCTATTCGGAGACAACAAGGGCGTAACACAAAGACACTTTTAATAATCTAAATTAATTAATCATGAAAGCAACTTTAAACATCGGATTAAACAACAACCCATTGAGCCAAGAGGCAATCATCAACAAGTTAAGAGAGGACTACGACATCGACACGTACAAGTTCGGCATCGGACGATACGAGGACGAGCACGAGCCGACTCTTATTGTAGAGCTAGAGAGTACATACGCTAGGACTAGCCACTTCATTAAGAAGATCGAAGAGTTGTCCACGATACTAACACAGAACTGCATCGCGGTAAGCACAGACCAGTTCGACCTACTAGTGTACGCACAGAACTACAACGGACAACGCTACAAGTTTGATAACCAATACTTTATACGATAATGACACTACAACTATACCGCAGACAACTATCTAACAACGCGCTGACTATCGACGATGGTGGTCAGCCGTTCTTTATCCCGAAGAGTTTCGAGCACACGATAGTTAACGACTACCTAGTAGTTGTAGACGTACCGAAGTGGTTCGAGGATAAGCACGAGGACACGCTAGAGAGAATTAAAACAAGCACCAACCTAACAATAAAAAGACTAGGTGACCATATATCATAACTCCTTTCCAACTTTGAAATGTAGGCCGTGTTGTTGGTTGTATCGCTACGTTTGTATGGTCACTGAATTGGAAAGATTTGAATTCAAGACGTAAAACAACACATAAGTGACTGCTAGGAAAGACTAGCACACGAAGAGGTGGCGGAAAAGGAAGACGCTAAATACTTAATATGATTTAACTTATGGAGTTAAGTATAAAAAATCCAATCATTGTAAATTCGTTTAAAATTTTGATAAAAATCATAGTGCAGGTTCGAGTCCTGCCCTCTTCACTAACCTTAAATTAATTAATAACATGAGAGTAATTATCACACAAGGCGACTACGGATTCGGTCGCAACTGGACGCTAGAGTACAACAAAAAACAATTCTTCCTAGGCCAAGACGTAAAGTTCTGTCAAAGGGTTTTAGGTATAGGGCCTAGAGTAATCATTGATGTAATTGGAACGGCAGAGATTGACAACAACACAATAGGCAACAAGAAACTGGCCAAGTTTATTGTAAGCCAACTGGGGTTGACGCGACAAAATGTAAAACAACTTAATACTTGGGAACTATGTGCACAATAGCAGACAACAACAAACTTATAGCCGAGTTTATCGGTTACCCATCAAAAAGCATAGACTCAATAGAAGCTACGCTAATAGAGAACTCCTATCATTGGTACTCGGGACGGAAAAAATTCTACTATATAAGTGGAGACTATCACGCAGAAGACTACTTGCTATTCCATTTAGATTGGAACTGGTTAATGAGTGTAGTAGATAGGATAGAGTCTATGTCTTATGCAAAGGGAAGACGATACTACCTATCAGTAGACAAGTCACACGTACAGATAAGGATAGATAGAATGAACTACCAACCTTATAGCAAGTGGGGTTTAAGTAACGACAAATTAAAAGCAACATACAAAGCAGTAATCGAATTTATTAATTTTTATAACAGACAACAAAATGAAAACTAAAAACCCAACGGCATTTCCATTAAAACACGCAGACGACAAGTTCAATCCAGGCATGACACTACGCGACTACTTCGCAGGTCAAGTACTAACTGGAATACTATTAGACCATGAGGCTTGGAGCATAGGAACAATATCAAATGATATAGCTATTAGAGCATATCAAATAGCCGAAGCAATGTTAAAAAGAAGAAAAGAATATGAGTCTGAAGATAACAGATAGTTGCATTAACTGCGGACTATGCGAGTGGGAGTGTCCCAACAACGCAATATACGAACCAAGTACACAATGGACGTACAAGAACGACAACGTAAAACAAGCGCCGTTATCTGACGATGTATACTACATCGTGGCAGAGAAGTGCACGGAATGTGTAGGCTTCCACGACACGCCACAATGCGCAGTCGTATGTCCGTCCAATTGTTGTGTACCTAATAACTAAACAAATGAAAAAACAGATAGCCTACGTGGTACTGCTATGGGCAGTATTCTTTACCATGATGGTAGTAGTAGTAAATAAATAAATAAAATAGACATGGAAAAAATAACACAAGACGGATTTGCGTGGCAGATCCTAGACAGAAACGATGCAATACAATACTTTCACGATGGCAAGACAATCTTTGCCCTTCGCGATGATGAGAGTGAATCACAGATAGTAACAAGACAAGACCTTGAAGACGCACTGGACTGGGATGACGTCCAGATTGGAGTAGAGATTGGATTTATAAAAACAAGCAAGATATGAGAACACCGATAAAACAAAACGAGGTTAGGCTGTACCCTAACAGCACAACATGTCCGTACAGATTTAATGTGAGTATCAGTAACGACTGGTTCAATCAAGAATTTGTATACAAGGTATACGACAATAAGGTTGTATTTAAGAGACCTACACTAGAATCAAAAAAGTTTCCAACTAGGGCAAGGAAGACTGGTAACTCATGGACATTCTTCCTAACCATACTAGACCAAGACAACCTAAGACTAGAGATACAAGACGAAGATATTAACGAAGACGAAGCAATACTATACCTATGAACGAACACCAAATAAAAGCCAGAGAGATTGTAATTAAGATGCAATTTCAACCGAATCCATTAGCATTTGAACAAGCGAGAATGTGCGCTTTAATAGCAGTTAATGAGATATTAGACGCTATTGATTGGCACAATTTTGAATTCCCAAATAAAGAATTTATATATTGGCAAGAAGTTAAACAAGAAATAGAAAAGTTATGAAACAAACAGCAGTAGAATGGTTACTTACTTATTTACCACAAATAGATTATGGTAATGACCCATATTATAGAGATATAATTGAACAAGCCAAAGAAATGGAAAAGCAACAAATTATTGATGCGCACGGTTCAAAACAATATCATAAATCAATTAATGGAGAACAATACTACAACGAAACATTTAACAAATAAAATTATGATACAGATACCACTAGCATTAGCCGTAGTAATTATTATAGCAATACACACAACACTAACACACTTAATGAATTGGGGAATACGAGAAGCGGAAAAGCAAGGAGATAACAATGCAATAGGGCTTTGTTTATTCTTTTCATTTTTAGAAATAACCTCAGTAATAGCACTACTATGCAACATGAAGCCAGTATAAAGATATCCTCTAAGTTAGAGTGTCTCAACAGAGAACTAAAGAGTCTATACAACGACTTCTTTAACAACAACGGAATAATCGATTCCGATACGGTAGCGACAATGATAGTCAGCACAGAGCGTGAAATAGAAATTTATAAATACATTAATAATTTAATAGATGAGAAGAAAAGTAAACATCAAGAACTATCTTGACAGAGAGCGCGAGTACAATAAAAAATTTGGGCAACTAGCTAAGTACGAGATGAAGGATAACAATCTAAATTGGGAAGACGCTAAGAGACTAACAAGACAGAACATAATTTTTGCACTAATTAAATACGAAATACAGAATGGCAACATATAAAGAGGCAGTACAGAACAAGCTAGACACTTGGTACAAGACACTGGGACGACAAGAACTTTGTAAACTATACGGGGTAGACGATCCAGATCAGGAAATTATTAACTTATGGTATAACATGTCGATCGATGACAAAATAACAATCTACGATGAAATCAACTAAACAAGAAACAATTGAACAAGCATCAGAATACCACGCACATAACTATTTTGATATGCACGAAACAAATAACTATAAAGCACTAAAACAGGGGTTTGAAGCAGGTGCTAAATGGCAGCAAGAACAATACAAGAAAAAGTTTAGTGAGGCAATTGATATTTTTGAATATATTTTAGAGTATGATGATGGAGTTGGTATTGCTTTAGGGTATAATTCAAGGGTAATGATTGAAAGATTTATAAATCAATTTAAAAACAAATAAGATATGTTAAAATTAAACACAAAAGTAAAAGTAGAAAATCAACAAACTTCTTTTACGGGTACTATTGAACGTATAATGAAATGGGAAAACCCATTTAGTAGAAGCAAAGGTATTGATTATGTCGTAAGAGCAGATGACGACAACGAATTGTACAAATGTGCAGAAGAAGAAGTTTTAGAAATTTAAAAAAAAATAAGATATGACAGCAGTAGAATGGTATTCTCAACAACATTTAAAACTTTTAATCAAGTTAGAAAATAAAGAATTAAGTATCGGAGAATACGCAGTGCAACACCAAGAAATTTTGCACAAAGCCAAAGAAATGGAAAAGCAACAGATTATTGATGCTTTTAATGAAGGACAAGCCTTGAATGTAAGAGGTAAATTAATTCAAGGTAAAGAATGGTTTGAACAATTTAAAAACAAATAAGATATGATACATTTACCTTGGATATTATTCTTAATTGGACATATAGGTTACACTTTATATGTAAAAGACGAAGCGTTTTGGTTTAGAAATACCAATAGTAGGATTAATGATGAATTAATGATGTTAATATTTGGCTTTGTGGCTTTTGTTGGTATTCTATCGTCAGTTATGGTTTACGGAATAATGTTAATAGAATTAATTTAAAAACAAATAAGATATGGAAACAGAACAATCAAGATTACAAGAAATAAGAGTAAAATTAGACAATTCAAATTCAAGGTTATATAATTTTTCAAATGACCTTTATTTACAAACTTCAAATTTATGTGGTGAATTTCCAAGACTTATAAATGAATTGCTGAATGAAGAAGTGAGTGATTTTTATGTAGATATTTTTAACGCTCAAATTAGATTTCAAAAACACATTACTGCTGATATTGAAAATACATTAAGTTATTTAAAATCAGCCACGAATAAGATATGAGAAAAACCACAATAGATATACCAATATACTGTTGTAAGTTAAATATCATATTGGATAAAGACTTGTCTTATGTTGAAAAGAAATATAAGACAAAGCCTCTATCTAATTTTGGAGCAATTACAATGAGAGCGCCTGATAAATTTAGAGAGTATATTATAGCTTTTGAATATACTGATGGAACTATAATAGCACACGAAATAGTACATTTAAAAAACTATATCTATCAAGACTGTTCAATGGAAGTAGATAGATATAACGATGAACCTGAGGCTTATTTAACAGGTTGGCTATTTGACCAAATTAATAATTTTTTAAATAAATAACAAATGAAAAAAGTAGTATTGACATTAATAGGATACACATTAGGAGTAGTTCTTACAACTATTGGAATTAAAGGAATGATAGATAATTCAGGCAAACCAATATCATACCCTGAAGAAATACAAATAGCAAAACCAGGAGATACATTAATTGTATACGCTGTTAAGGATAGTATTTACATTGGATTTAAAAACAAATAATGAAAGTAATTAACGGAAGATGGGTAAACGATCAAGGAGAGACCTTGACTACTCCAGACGAGCACAACAAGTTTCAAGAGACATTGATGAGAGTGAAGAGTTTCTCACAAGGCAAACGACTAACTGAAAGAAAGGTTAACGTTCTCTTCAAGATTTTAAGTACCAACGACGACATGGACAACGCGTTAACTAGCGTTCTATCTATGGATAATTCACAAATCAAAAGATTATTTTAATTATGTCAAGAATAACAAAAGAAATAGCAACGCAGGTAGCAAGAGATTTGACTACTAAGAAAAGAGAAGAACTAAAAGTTTTAGACACTAAATTCCGTTCAGAACTTAAAAGGATGTATGTTGAAGACGTACCTAATGAAATAAAAGAAATTTCAGTAAAATACCGTAAGTATTTTGACTTTAGGAGTAGAATATCATTAAATGGAGTGAATGGTTTTGGGTATGAATCGTACTCAATAGACGGAGAGGTTGTTGTGCCTAATAGCGGAGCCTATTACACTAATATATCTTCTGATAACGCAAAAATTTTAAAGAAATTAGAAAATGAATTTCAAGATAAAAAGAAAGAGTTAAATGAATTGGTAAAAGACCTAGAGATTTTACTATATTCTCTACGTACTTACGCTAAGGTATCAGAACAATTTCCAGAGGCAATTCCTTTTTTACCTTTCAGAACCACAAGTGCTTTAGCTATTAACATCCAAGACTTAAGAAATAAATTATGACAGAAGAGCAAAGAGAAGTACTAAGAGACTTAGAAGTAGTAGTAGCAGTACTAGAGGTTAGAGACAACACGTACTGCATTAATAAATTAATGTCGATAAAAGAAAAACTTAAAAAAGAATGGGAAAAAAATTAGGAATTTATCTTTTATAATTATACATTTGCCACATGAAAGAAGAAATTTTTAATCAGGCAAAGATGGATTCACTAGCCAAGAGGTTAGTAACTCCAGTATCTGTATCGTATATCTACAAGGGTATAAAGATAGAGAATAGAGAGGGTCATATTGCGATATACAATACTAAAATCCCAGGTGACGAGTACACGGAGATCTCTGAAGATCAGTACGAGGTGTTCTATAACCACGGATTTAGAATGGGTGTATACAACCTATGTATATTCAACTACAACTGCTCACTAAATGGTATACAGAATAAAATCAGGACAGAGCTAACTAATCGTAACAATCAGAAGCACTACCACTCGATGAAGTCACACAGAACGTATATCATGAACAAGTACACAGAAATTTTAAAACTTAAATAACATGAAACTAGACGAAGAATACTCAATCAAGTCTGACGGAGTTGGCACCACGCTACAACTAGAGACTCCAAGACAGAGAGAAAAAGACGGAAAGACAGTAGACTTTATTTACACAGACAAGTGGTACTATCTTACTGTAGAACAGGCACTTAGAAAGTACCTCGACCTTAAGTTAGAGAACTGCGAGGACGTAAAGGACTGCCTTACAAGAATAGAAGAAGTGAAACAAATAATATCTAAAATAAAATGACAAACTGGAAAGACGCATTCGACAGCCCATTCATGAGTTCATACGAACTAGACGGGCCAGTACAGCTCACCGTTGAAAGGGTAGAGCAGAAGATGGTACAACTAACCAAACAAGAGCTAAAAAACGTAGCCTACTTTAAAGAGGCCAAGCTACCATCTGGACGACCAACCAAGCCAATGATCTTAAACTCAGGTAACTGTAAAATGCTACACAACGCGGTTAAGTCTGGTAACGTTGATGCATGGAAGAATATTACAATTGAGTTAAGTGTTAAGCCTAACAAGGGACGTATCGGAGAGGCTCAGGGACTAGCGATTAATAGGATCATAGCGGTAGGAGAAGGATCCACGCCAGTAAATGCCAAGACGGAACTAACACCAGAGTCACCTAACTGGGCTGGAGTTATCGAGTACGTTAAGGCAAACAAGCAACTGGGTCTGGCTAATATTATTAACAACTTGCAGTCTAAGTACACCATCTCTACTGCTACTAAAAAAGAACTAGGAAATTATGTCGACTAACATCATTGAAAAATTACAGAACGATGCGGACTACTACGGTGATTTTGGTAAGCAGTTCTTATCTAACTCAGACATCGGAGACTTATTAAACAACCCGAAGAATTTTAAAAAGAACACCGAAACCACTAAGGCGATGATCGAGGGTAGCTACTTTCACACTGCCGTACTGGAGCCAGAGAAGTTAGGAAACTTTAATATCGTAGACGCGTCAAGCCGTAACACGAATATCTATAAGGACGCGGTTAAGGAGTCTGGATCCAACATCCTAATCCTTAGATCTGAAGTAGATGAGCTTAACAACCTTGTCAATACAATGAAGGGTAACCTTCACTTTTACGACAACATCTATAAGGCTGGAAATCAGTTTGAGGTGCCAAACGTTAAGGAGATCTACGGAGCCATGTGGAAGGGCAAGGCTGACATTGTGACTGACGAGATGATCATTGACATTAAGACGACGTCAAAGATATCAGAGTTTAGATACAGCGCAAAGAAGTACAACTACGATAGTCAGGCGTACCTATACCAAGAGTTCTTTGGTAAGCCGTTAGTGTTCTATGTTATAGACAAGGAAACAGGTATGCTAGGAGAGTTTACTTGTAGCGACGACTTCTTAGAGTCTGGACGAGTTAAGGTAATCTCGGCGATCGATCAGTACAATAAGTTCTTTGGTAAGGATGCGTGGGCTGACATAAACAATTATATCATTGAAGAAGAATTATAAACAATTGAATTAAATCAACATGAGTACATTTTTAGAAAGATTAGAACAAGAAAAAAAAGACTTAATTGACAAATCGGTTCTTTTAAATAAATTTATGAAAACAGAAGATTTTTATAATTTATCTGATGCAAACCAATATTTACTAAGAGAACAATTAGAGTTAATGTTAAGGTATTCAAGTATTTTAAACATTAGAATAGAATTAAATAAATAATTAAATTAAATAAACATGGAAGTAAAAGGAAAAATCAAGTTCATCGGATCAACACAACAAGTATCTGAAAAGTTTTCAAAAAGAGAAATCGTAGTATCAACTGACGAGCAGTACCCACAACACATCAGCATAGAGTTCAATCAGGACAAGTGCGCGATACTAGACAAGTATAACGTTGGAGAGAATGTAGAGGTTGGCATCAACTTGCGCGGTAGAGAGTGGACTGATCCACAAGGATTAATTAAATACTTCAACAGCATCCAAGGATGGAATATTAAGAAGGAAGCGACTAACGACATCCCTTAATTAGACGTATCACACTCATCAGGCCTCGAGTGTTTCGGGGCCTTTTTAATTTAAATTTTAATCAATGGTAACAATATTTGCTAATATAAAACAAACTGAGACGCCATTCTTTCGACCAATCGAAAAGATACTAGAACGCACCAGAGATGGTCACTCCAAGGAGCTAGTAGAAAAGATCCGAAAAGAAAAGGACAAGTCGCTCAGAAATATTATGAAGCAGTCACTACCAGCGATATGCTTCTCGGGTACATTTAATAAAAGACTCGACACCGCGCTAGTAGAACACAGTGGATATATATGCCTAGACTTTGATGGGTATGCTACAGCTAAGGAGATGAAGATGGAAAAGGATATATTATCTACAGACAACTATGTTTACTCTGTGTTTATATCCCCATCAGGAGACGGACTGAAGGTACTCGTTAAGATACCTAAGGATCCAGACAATCACAAGAACTACTTTAACGCACTAGAGAAGCACTTCGACTCTCCTCAGTTTGATAAGGCGTGTAAGAACATATCACGCGTTTGCTACGAGTCATATGATCCAGCAATATACATCAACGAGGATTCTGAAGAGTGGACAGAGATAGCTGAGCATGAGTACGTTGAGAAGGAGAAGTTCAACTCTCAGCCAACCATACCAATAACAAACGAGAATAAGATCGTTGACATCCTAATGAAGTGGTGGACTAAAAGATACGGACTGGTAGACGGAGAGCGTAACAACAATGTGTTTATATTGGCATCAGCGTTTAACGAGTACGGTATATCTCAGTCACTGGCCGAGTATGTTATGAGTCAGTTTCAGGCTAAGGACTTTCCTATGTCTGAGATTAACACAGCCATTCAGTCTGCATATAGAAACACGAGCAAGCACGGTACAAAGTTCTACGAGGACGACGACAAGCTGGCTCAGGTACGTCAAAAGATTAAGAGAGGAGTGTCCAAGAAGGATATCAAGTCTGAGCTTATGACTACAGCGCTAGACGAGAACACAATCGATACGGTGATTAGCACAATAGATCAGGACGAGTCGGCCAAGAAGTTCTGGACCAAGTCAGACAAGGGATCTATCAGTATAGTTCACTATCTATTCAAGGAGTTCTTAGAGGACAACGGGTTCTATAAGTTCACACCGTCTGGTAGTAAGAGTTCTATATTTGTAAGGGTAACCAACAACCTCATCAACCACACATCTGACGATGAGATCAAGGACTTTGTTTTGACGTATCTAGAAGGACTTGACGACCTGTCAATCTATAACTACTTTGCTGATAAGACGCGCTTCTTTAAGGACGACTTCTTGTCACTACTTACATCAGTTGACGTATCGTTCATGGAAGACGATAAGGACAACGCGTACCTATACTATAGAAACTGCGCTGTAAATATCACTAAGGACAAGGTAAACATTATTGACTACCTAGACCTAGGCGGATACGTATGGAGCGATCAGGTTATCGATAGAGACTTTGATATATGTGAGGTTACGGACTGTGACTACAAGGTATTTATCTCTAACATATCTGGAGGAGACGAGAGTAGAATCAAGTCAATGGAGAGTACGATCGGATTCTTATTGCACGGGTACAAGAACTTCTCTTACTGCCCAGCTGTGATACTGAATGATGAGGTGATCACTGATAATCCAGAGGGTGGTACAGGTAAGGGATTGTTTGTTAATGCTGTGTCTAAGATGAAGAATACCGCTTCGATCGATGGTAAGCGTTTCAACTTTGATAGTTCGTTTCCGTACCAGACCATGTCGGTTGACACGCAGGTGCTGTCGTTTGATGACGTTAAGAAGCACTTTGACTTCGAGAGATTATTCTCTGTTATTACAGAGGGTATTACAATTGAGAAGAAGAACAAGGACGCGATAAAGATACCATTCGATAAGTCTCCAAAGATTATCATCACAACCAACTATGCAATCAAGGGTAAGGGTAACTCATTCGAGAGACGTAAATGGGAGCTAGAGTTTAAGCAGTTCTACACTAAGGAGTTTACGCCACAGGTTGAGTTCGGTAGGTTATTGTTTAGCGAGTGGGACGAGGATGAGTGGTGTCGATTCGATAACTACATGATCAACAACTTACAGGCCTACTTAACTACTGGACTAATCAAGAGTACGTTCGTTAACTTGAAGATCAGAAAGTTATCAGCCGAGACGTGTCATGAGTTCATTGATTGGTGTGGACTTATTGATGGTAAGGCGCATAGTGATAAGTTGAAGACCAACACTGTAATTTATAAGCAGGACCTTTACGTTGACTTTATTCAAGACAATCCAGACTTTGCCCCTAAGGCCAAGATGACTATCTCTAGAAACATGTTCTATAAGTGGCTAGACTCGTACGGGGTATTTATATCTGGGGTACAACCAATAGAGGGTAGAGACATGAACGGAAGATGGATAAAGTTTGTAGACAAACCGCAGACAGAAAAACCAAAAGATGAACCACAACTCTTATTCTGATGCGAAGTGGTGCATTGAGAACGACTATCAGGTTTACATTAAACCAATTGATAGTCAGTTCTGCATCGCTATAAGACGGGGCGGAATATCCTCGCACGGTAAGGACTGGCGTCAAGAGAAGGGTATAGAATATACCAGCTCAGAGGTGCTAGGTTCTATGAGATATAAGACGGTAGAGAAGGCTACCGAGAAGATACCAGAAGTTTATAAGTACTTAAAAGAAAGACACAGATAACACTAAAAAAGAAGATTATGATTTTGATATTATTATATTTAGCAATTACTATAATTGCCATTACAGTTTGCTATTTTGATGCTAAAGAATATCATTTTACCGTTAAAAATTTCTTAATTGAATGTTTACTTGTTGTAATTCTACCGCCGGTTACAGCAGTGTTTTTAGCAAGTAGATTAATTGAGTTTTTTAAAATTAAATTACCAAAATTTAAAATAAATACTGATTTTATAAATGAGTTTTTAAATAAAAAATTATGACACTAAAAGAAAAATTTAAACTAATAGAAGGTAACTCTATAACTTGGAGTGCATTTTATGATACGCAAGTGCAAATAGCAGACGATTACGCTATTGAGTTTGCAGAGTGGTGCGATGATAACTATTTTAAAAACGGAAAAGGTAATAGTAATTGGTCAGCTTCAATGGACTGGGACGACAATGAAAAGTTTACAACAAAAGAATTATTAGAAATATTTAAAAAAGAAAAAGGATGGTAAGATTTTGGAGTGAAAGAGATAAGAATTCAAGAATGTATTTTTATTACGACATAGTTTTAGGATTAGTTTATTATTCAGGAATATAAAAACAAAAGGAATTATGACAATAGATAATATATACAAGGTTCGATTTGAGAATCATTACGACAAGTATTTCGGATTCTTAAGAAACGAAAAGAAGTTTAGTCTTGGAGACGACGTATTTATTGGTTATGGAAAAGACAATATATTCAGAGGCATAATAAGAGGCATCGAACTTAGCGACAATTTAAATCCAGAGATATACTACAAGGTGGATATCCCAAAGGGATTAGTATTTAACTTTGAGGGTAATGAGGAAACCTCGTTAAGCTTAAATTGTAATTACATATTTAGCTCTTTAGATGATGCTAAAGAATCTAGGATCAGACAGCTAAATAAAATGCACAAACTAGAACTTGAAAGTATAGAAAACTTTTTTAATCAGTTTAAAGATGAAGAGGTTTCTTAAGTACACCATAGTATGGATAGCAAGTAACCTAGCTATACCGTTCTGGGTAGTAGGTCACGTGCACTTATCTATTAATGTTTACGAGGATATACGAGAGATCATCGCTTCATTCGGCATGAATATTTTAGTACTAATAGGATTTTTAATTCAGTATAAAGATGAAGACAGGAATTGAATTATCATTAACGCTACAGCTAGCACTGGAGTTAATGGACGAGATGAGGTTGAAAGGTAAAACAAAGAACCTAGCGAACTTACTCAAGAACGATATTGAAAAAGATGTTGTTAACAACTACAACACGATGTACAAGAACGGCCCGCAGATGGTAACAAACTTAATGAACTCTAGACACAGACTAATCAGTCAAATAGCAGAGTTTGATGAGCCTGATTTATTACTACTGTCACATATTATTAATCATGTGGTGGACAACATTGATAAGGCCAGAGAGAACAGGGTATTATTTTTAAATGAACTACTATGAAAGCACAAGAATTAAGAATTGGGAATTTAGTTGAATTTAAAGGTCAAATAGAAACTGCCTATCAAATAAAAAATAGTGGTATTGATTTTTTAAGAGGAACAACTCAAAAAGGTATAATTTATCAATCTTATGTATGGGAAGCAATTAACCCAATTCCATTAAAAGGAGAATGGTTTTTAAAATTTGGATTTAATGAACACGCTATTGGATATTATAATAAAAACCAAAACATAGTTATAGGTTATGCAAATACAGGTATGTATGAATATAGATTAAGAGAATTTGGAACAATTATAAAATATGTACACCAACTTCAAAACTTATACTTTGCGCTTACTGGAGAAGAATTAACATTAAAAGAACAGCTATGACACTAAACTACAGAGAGGTAGCGTTTGTACTTAACAAACCTTCCGCAGAAATAAAGACTAAGTTTCAGGAGCTATTAAAGATAGATAAAGTATCTATCAAGGATGAGGTTCATATTGACGACCTATCATGGCAATTTGGAAGCATAAAGTCTGTTGATCAAAGGTACGATGGGCTACCGTTATTTCCTTTCTACTTGCGTGAATGTAAGAAGTCATTTAGGAATTATCTAAATGAAAAATCATGCATCAAGGCTAAGAAGTTTACCAGTGGACGCACTATATTTTATAAGACATTGACACCGGAAGAAATTGAGTTTTGCAATAACAACTTAGCTTATAAATACAAAGAGGTATATGGAAAAAAAGCTTAGAGATTATCAGGTAGACATAGCAAATAAGGCGGTGAAGATTTTAAAAGTAAACAAAATTGTTTATTTAGCAGCAGAGGTTCGTTGCGGCAAGACACTTATGGCTCTTGAAACTGCCAGGTTATTTGGAGCCAACAAAGTACTGTTCCTTACTAAGAAGAAAGCTATCAGTTCTATTGTTGGAGATTATAACGACTTCAACTACGCACAGTACTTCTCAATAGAAGTGATGAATGATGAGTCCATGCACAAACTTGTAGGTGATTATGATCTTGTAGTGCACGACGAGAGTCATAGGTTCGGATCATTCCCTAAGCCAGGTGTTGGAGCTAAAACATTCAAGAAGATGTTCGCTGGTCTGCCAATGATATTTCTAAGTGGAACCATGAGCCCCGAGAGTTATAGTCAGTTGTACCATCAGTTCTGGGTTTCTAACGCGTCACCGTTCAGGAAGTATACTAACTTCTATAAGTGGGCTAACGACTTCGTTAAGATTAAGAAGAAGTACCTAGGATCACATGAGGTTAACGACTACTCCGATGCCGACAGAGAAAAAGTGATGAGTGTGATAAAAGACTACGTCATCACCTTTACGCAGGAGCAGGCCGGATTTAGCTCTGAAATTGAGGAGGAGATACTTTATGTATTGATGAGTCCACTCACATACAGCATGTGTAGTCGATTAAAAAAGGATTTGGTAGTCGAAGGTAAAGAGGAGGTTATTTTAGCCGACACACCGGTTAAATTACAGCAGAAATTACACCAGATGTACTCAGGTACGGTTAAGTTTGAGTCTGGTAACTCTATGGTATTTGACACATCTAAGGCTGGATTTATCAAGAATAGGTTTTATGGTAACAAGATAGGTATATTCTATAAGTTTAAGGCAGAGTTAGACGCGCTAAAGGAAGTGTTCAAGGATAAATTGACAACCGACATCGACGAGTTTAACGAAACCGATAAGTCTATAGCGTTACAGATCGTATCTGGCCGTGAGGGTATTAGTCTTAGAAATGCTGATTACTTAGTGTTCTACAATATTGACTTCTCTGCAACCAGCTACTGGCAGGCACGAGACAGGATGACTACTATGGACCGAAAGTTTAATAAAGTCTACTGGATATTTGCTCAGGGCGGTATAGAGTCGCACGTGTATAAACAAGTACTTAACAAAAAGAACTTTACGTTATCACATTTTAAGGCTGTAGCCTTAAAGTAAATACGGTAACGTAAGGTTATAACCTTAAAAATCATGACAGAAAAAGAAAAATATATAGGAGCTTTTTTAGATGGTTACTTTTCAGATAAACTTTTAAATTATGGATTTACTTATTTTAATGAAGTCGAAAATGCTACTAAGTTAGCAAAGAAGAAATGGAAACAATATAAAAAGCAAAGTTTATGACAGCAAAAGAAAAAGCAAAAGAGTTATTTGATAAATTTGAAGACAAATTAATATCAAGCCATACTATATTTTTAGGAGAAGCTAAAAAACAATGTGCCTTAATAGCAATTGATGAGATATTAAATTTACCTTTTGAATTTGAAGCAGAAAGAAAATATTGGCATGAAGTTAAACAAGAAATAGAAAAGTTATGAGGCCAAAAGAAAAAGCAAAAGAGTTAGTAGAATTGTATTGTCAATTGTTATCAATTAGAGACTACGAAAACAATGAAAAGGCAAAACAATGTGCTTTAATAGCGGTTGATGTTCTTATAAAAGAAAATTACCCAAGAGATATAAAAAGATGTGAATATTTTAATGAAGTTAAACGAGAAATAGAAAAGTTATGATATTTGAAATAGATTTTAATAGAACAAGTGACGATAAATTTTTAACTGAAAAATTAGGAGCTAATTATGTTGATGATTTTATATTAACTATAGACGTGAAAGACTTTGATCATTTAGAAAAAATTTTAGATCTAGTTGACGAAGAGCTTGGTGATTTTTTCTCTGCTGTTATTTCATTTGATCCGCCAACAATTTACTTAGACAATAAGGTATGAGGCCACTACACAAATTTAATAACTGCGACGGAGCCACTCTATGCAACAACTGTAGAGCGATAATTAATATAGGATTCACTGACACATTATACTGTAACAAATGTAAAGGATATGGCAAGCAAGCATCAAGCGAAGGTAAAGAAGAAGTACGAGAACGAGGGTTGGATAGTGATAAACACGATAAAGCTAAGCGTTAGTGGTTATCCAGACTTATTCTGTTTCAAGGACGGAAGAACTATTTTTATAGAGTGCAAGGAGGGTGGAGACACGCTAAAGCCACTACAGAAATTTAGAATAGATGAATTAATTAAACAAGGTTTTGAGGCGTTCTGCCTACACGACACTAAAGGAAAGATATACCCATGACAAAGAAATTTAAAAGAGATGAAAAAGAACTAAAAGATATCTCAGATAAAGTAAAGGAATATATTAAGTATGAGATGGACGTAGACGTCAATAGAAATTGCAGAGAGCAAAAACAGATAGATGCCAGATGTATGTATTCAAAGATACTTTATGAATACTATTACTTTACATATCAGCAAATAGCAGATACTATCGGAAAGAATCATGGAACTATAATTAACTCATTAAGAATGTTTGATTATAATATACGCCCATACAAAAGAATGTATGCGATGTATAGCAAGATATTGTTAGCTCTAGATATTACTACTGTAGAAAAAGAAAGATACTTAGAATTAACATATGGAAGATACGAAATAAACGATAAAGCAAAGAAGTTATTTGACTTGGTGAATAAAGTTCCTGACGACAAACTAGAGTTAACGTATAAATTGATAGAAACATTGTTAGAAACATATTGATTTTGTTAAAAACTTATTTACATGTTGATTGCTATATGCTTTAACTTTACAAACAAAAAACTATTATGGAAAATATTCAACAGATTATCAAGGACATAAATGATCAGACCGATGCAATTTATGAGGGAATGTGTGATTCAGAAAAACAAGAGGTACTAGACGCTATAAACGAATTAAGAAAAATTTTAAAATATATTGAAAATGAAATCAATTAAAAAGGGACAACAGTACAGATGTATTAAGGACTACATAATGAATGATGGTACGCTAGCGTATAAGTCCGGATGGACATATGAGGCCACTGGAAAAAATATACTACCTTCTTTGTTTGACCCTACGCATCAGATGGATAAGTCAGATGATTTTAAAGATCACTTTAAGAGAGTAAAAAATAACCCAGAGGCATATATACAGAACATTCCTGTTATATTTGAAACTGTAAAGACAGACTCTATTGTTGAGTCAGTAATCAAAAAGTTTAAGAGTAGATCTGATGTAGGAATCAAAAAGTATGGTACAACATTAGCAGGAAATGATAAGTTAACCACACTACAATGGATAGACGAGGCTCAAGCTGAAGCCATGGATTTTTGCTTGTATTTAGAACGTCTTAAAAAAGAATTTTAATGGGCAATAGTATAGAATTATTTTTTTGTATATTTGCATATACTATAAAATAATAATGTATATGAGTAAAACAAGTATTACATGTAAAGGATGTAACAAGACTTATGAAGTTACAACTCAATCTGCTAAAAGAAATAAAACTGGATATTGTAGACAATGCCATTCAAAACATGTACAAACAGGAGTTAAAAGACCGCAATTTTCTGGAGAAAATAGTGGGCGATGGGGAGGTGGTGAATACATAAGTTCTGATGGATATATAATGACCAAAATACCAGATAAATTTTTAGAATCAGGAAGACAACTTTATAAAAGAAAACATATAGTTATATATGAACAATATATAGGAAGAGAACTAAAAACGACAAAAGGTGGAGCTGGTGAACAGCTACATCATATTGATGGAGATAAACAAAACAATGTTATTGATAACTTACTATTATGTAAAAATGTATCAGAACATAGGTTAATACATGACTCTCTTGAGAAAGTTGCTTTCGAACTATATAAACAAGGAGTTATAAAATTTAATAAAGAAGCAAAAATATATTATTTATGAGCGTAGAATTAATTTCACATTACGGAGATGATGTAATGATTACAAATGTAGCCAGGGTTAGTTATGGTAAAGATGCTTCTAATTATACTGAAGAACAAAACGGAAAACTAATCAATTATTTAGTAAATCATAAACACACTAGCCCTTTTAGACATCCTCAATTACAGTTTAGAATTAAATGCCCTATTTACGTAGAGCGTCAGTTACATAAACATCAAGTTGGGATTTCTGTAAATAGTATATCTGGTAGATATGTTGACTTCTCTGATTCATATTATAAGATTCCTTTTGGTGAATGGAGAAAACAATCAACATCAAGTAAACAAGGTAGCGAAGGATTTATTGAAAACCAAGAAGAATGTGATTATGTTCAAAATGAGGTATTATTTATTTGTAAAAAAGCATATCAACACTTACTCAGTTTAGGAGTTAGCAAAGAACAAGCTCGTTCAGTACTTCCTTTATCTTTAGAGACTGAGTTTATTTGGACAGGGAGTTTGCTTGCGTTCTTTCACATGTGTAATCTTAGGTTAAAAGATGATACTCAGAAAGAAACTAGAGACGTAGTATCGGACATGCTGGACTTAGTTAAGAACATAGATGGAAATCCATTTGAACACACATTAAAAGCGTTTAAATTATGAGATATAGAATAAAGCAAATAGCAGATGATATTTTCATACCGCAATGTAGGGAACATTTTTTTTTAACATGGGCTTCTATAGATAATATAAATAATTATGCATGGAATATAACTGAAAAATACTCTTATAATAAAACATATGACGAAGCATTTAAAGTAATTGAAAATCATAAAAAATATTTAAGAAAAAAAAATAAATACCCTAAATATTATAAAGTATGAAACAAAGCCCACTACAAAGAATATACAGAGTAATGAACTACTACTACAAGATGGGTCATAACTCTGAGAGAGTAAACAAGGTATATAAAAACATTTTAAAACAAAGATATGGCAAAGAACAAGTATCCTAATGAAATGATAGTCATGGTTAACGATCTAGTTACCGGAGGACTATCAGTTACTAAAGCAGTAAAGAGGGCATGTGCATCGTTCGGAATAGAGTTTACAGACGGAGTGAGACGTACGTTTCATGACGTGGTAAACAGGTCCGATACTAATCAGTACAAGAATGAGGTACAACTATCAGCGATGAAGTCTGACGGAACTATAATGAATATCGAGGAGTACTGCGTGTACTATGGTATACCATTTGAGCAGGCCAGAACGTATAAGCTAGTTACCCATACGGGAACTCCTTACTACAATATTGCTAGTAACATTCTAAAGAATGATGACATTAATAAGTTCTTTGATGATCTACTTAAGGATCTATCAGAACTTCCTAACAAGCCTTCCACTATAGTAAGACAGCGTCCAGTAGATAATGAAACTTATTTATTAGTTGTTGATCCGGCTGACTGTCATATTGGCAAGTTGTCCATGAGTTTTGAGACTGGAGAGGATTATAATAATCAGATCGCAGTCAAAAGAGTTAAGGAGGGAGTGGACGGAATTATAGAGAAGACTAAAGGATTTAATATCGATAAGGTATTATTTATCGGAGGTAACGACATACTTCACATTGACACGCCAAAAAGAACAACAACATCAGGAACGCCTCAGGACACAGATGGAATGTGGTACAGTAACTTCTTAATTGCTAAGGAACTATACATAGATGTTCTTACTAGATTAATTCAAGTAGCTGATGTTCACTTTGTTTTCAATCCTTCTAACCACGACTTTACTCACGGATTCTTTTTGGCTAATGTTATCGAGACGTACTTCAAAGACTGCAAGAACATTACATTCGACTGTGATATTAAGCATAGAAAGTACTTCAGGTACTACGATAACTTAATCGGAACAAGTCATGGTGACGGAGCTAAGACTCAAGACTTACCGCTACTTATGGCTCAGGAAAGTCCAGAATGGAGCAGTACTAAGCATAGATACATTTATACTCATCACGTGCATCATAAAACATCTAAAGACTTTATTGGAGTAACTGTTGAGAGTATGAGAAGTCCAAGTAGCGCAGATGGTTGGCACTCTAGAAATGGGTACCAATATGCGCCAAAGGCTATTGAGGGATTCTTACATTCTAAAACTCACGGGCAGATTGCTCGTATAGTACACGTGTTCTAAGATGAAGACTAGTCTTAATAAAAAATTAAGAAAAAGATTTCTAGTAGACTACTTTGATGACAGGGTAGTCTTACTAGATCTCAATACATTTGAAGTACACTATGCAACATGTACAAGGGACGCGCTATACCTTATGTTAATTCAAACCAACGATAAGGAATCATTAAAAAAAATAATTAAGAAAAAGAACTGGACAGCCAGTCATCTAAGAAGAACATGAAACAAACATATAGATTACTAGAAACAAATGTAGAGGAATGGGCAGAGGATAAAGGAATATTCTCTAAAGGAAATCCAACCGCTCAGGCACTTAAGACGATAGAAGAGTCTAACGAATTGCTAGACGCTATAGACAAAGAGGATAGAGCAGAGATAGTAGATGCTCTAGGTGATATTCTAGTCACACTCATCATTCAGGCAAAAATGCAAAATTTAGATTTGCTTGAGTGCTTACAATCTGCATATGATGTAATTAGTAAGCGATCAGGAGTTATGAAAGACGGAATGTTTATAAAAGAGAAAGCCACTAATTAGTGGCTTTTCTCATTCTCATTCTCATTCTATAAGCCTCTGGATTTTTAATCTTAAGCTCTTCGTCACTTAAAGGAATTTGTTTTATTTTTATATCCTTAAAATTACCTGTGGCTATATTTCGAATTACATTTTTACCTACCTTAGATCTTCTCATTTCTGATCTAAGATCCTTAGGTAATGTTCCAAAGTACGTAGCAGCGTCGTAATCTTTTTTAAGATCTTTGTATAACTTCAATGTTTCTGAATTAGATTGCTCATAAGCCTTATCCATTTCTTCTTTAGTTATTTTCTTGTCTGAAAATTGACGTGCAGCTTTAGTGTAAATTTTTCTAGCTGAAAGTTCATTCTCTTTCATGTCGTATATCTTAAATGAAAACTGTTTTTTAAGATCAACATCTATAGCTTTATAACCTGTAAACTGTCCAGCCATCTCATTAAGCATGTCGTCCGATTCCGAAATTTTTCTAGCTGACGTTACGGATCCTGGTTCAAATGTTTTATAAACCCTAGAAAGAATAGCTTCTGACTTCTTTTCAAAACTATCATTCTCGTTATACAGTTCATTTCCGTAAGCATCCTTATTTTCAGATATTTCAGTAAACATAGACTTAAGGATGTCAGGGTTAGTAAAAGGAGCCATAAGTTCCTTTAAACCATCTACAAATCCGTCTAGTAAATTATCTCCAGACATCATAGCATTAAGTGGTTTAACAATTCCTCCAAATGGATCAGATGCGCTGATATCTATATAGCTAAACTTACCATCACCTTGATTCTTAACTATTATGTTAGAATTTTTAGACCATGGGGCTACATATCTCTTAGCGTTCTCTTTTTCTTTATCCTCGTCATCTCCAGCAACAGCACCGCCAATCAAGTACATTACCCCGTACTTAACAGCCTGAGAGGCTATTATACCTGCTAGTCTTTGAGCCCCAATCTTTCTTATTTCTGGATTACTTGACTTTATCTCGTCTTTAGCTAGGTTAACAATGTTGTACGCTGTTCTTAAGGCCTCAGATTGAAACGAAACAAACGTGCCAACAACAGGGAAGGCTTTAATTAACTTAACGGCTCCAGGAACCCTTCCGTAATTTGGAAGGTTATTCTTTACTATCTCAGAAACCTTGTTAACTATTTCTTTTTGTTGGTTAGCATCTAACTCTGAAAAATCTTTCTTGTAAATAGCCTTTGCGTATCTATTTTTTTCTGTTTCGTATGCAACGATTTTAAAGTAGTCATCCTCGGCTTGATAAGCATTTTCAGCTAACGACATTCCTTTTTTACCGTAACGCTTAATAGTGTTCAATAACTTTTGTCCTTTGTTAAGGTTTTTATCAACCATCCTTCTATCAAAAGTTTTGTCAAAGTCAGGATCCTTAAACATATCCCTTAACTCACCAAGAACAGCACTCTGATCTACTATTCCAGCCTCAGTGTACTCCTTCATTTTTTCTCTAAGCTCTTTGTCTGACTTATTTAAAAAGTCATTATAGATTACCTTAGCAGACTTTCTATACTCATCTGGTTTAAAATATCCGTTAGCTAACATAAAGGTTATGTTACCTGTTAAGTTTTTAAAGTGAGTACCTACAGACGCTATAGTCTTTAACCATTTTACAGATCCAAGGGCCTTCATGTAGTATTCATAAACGTTCTTCACGGGTTTTGATATCTCAAAAGGAAGTGCTACGTCTATACTGTTTAACAGACCGGCAGACTCTTTTAAAGAAGCTGCTATTTCTTTAGTGGTGTACATTCCATTTAATGGGTTCATTGTTTCACTACCCTCAGCAGCTATTTGAGTGTCAAATTCTTTAGGTCTATTGATATCGTCCTTTTCAAATAAAAACACTCCGGTACCGTTTTCTTTGACAGTATTTAAAAACTTAGCGTTACTTATTAAGGAAGCTATTTTAAAAATAGTTCTTGAATAGTTCTGAGCAGGATCTGTATATTCCCCCATTAACGCCCTAATTTCTAACGGAATATCTGTTTTTTGTTTAAGTATAGACACATCTTTAGAACCAGTCTTACCAGCAGAAATAAAAGACTCGGCACCTTCTCTATCTATAAGGTCGTTTATAGCTAAATCTACTTTATTCTCTAAGACAGAATCAACGTCTAATCCACTTTTATCAGCCTCCTTAATAGCTTCAGATAGTAACTGCTTTTTTAAGAAGTTTCTTGCTGCTTGAATAACTTCCTTGTCTACCTGTTCAGCCCAATCCTTTTTATCGAATACTTCGTATGAACGAGTCAAATACGATCCGATATTTTTTGTTATGTTATCAGCCTGATATTCATCAACAGCTCCAGACTTTATAAGCATTTCTGATAAGTTATCAATATGGTTCCTCATGTCAGAACCTATAAAAATAAACTCATCCGGCAATTCAACTTCTTCTCCTCTGATAAACTTATCGAAGTCAGAGATTAATTTATCCTTATCTCCTTTATAATTCTTTAATGCATTGTCAAAGTCTTTTACTAAGTAAGCCGCTTGTTTAGATTGAGTTTTTATACCAGACTCAATTCCTTCTTTAGCTATAAAAACAGACTTAGGCAAGAACGCTCTAGCCGAAGTAAACCTTCTTTTTACTGAGTCTAAAAACGTAATAACATTGTTTCTGCCTTCTCTAGTAAAAACACCTTCTGCCTTTTGACCTTGAACAGCCTTATCTTTACTGTATTTTAATAACGCATCTGTAATTTGTTTTACGGTAAACCCTTTAGATTGCAGGTAAGTTGAAATAGCCTTATCAGTTTTACCAGCGTCCTTAGCTTTTTTTATAGCGCTTAGTAATGGAGATTGAGTTTGTTTTCTTTTTGCTATCTCTCTGATAACACCTGTTTCAGCTGCAATTATTTTTGTTTGCTGAGATTTAGTTTTATCTTCTCTACCCTCTACTAAGTCTTTATATTTAGCTTTTAATTCATCAGGCATTATATCCCATGAATTTATTTTTTTATCAGGCACCCCTATTACTTCTCCTAAAATAGAGGTTTCGTAAGTAGAGTGAATAGCTTTACCTCCTAGTCCTGTAGGCTTTCCAACCAACATAATATCATTTTGAGAGAAATTATTATCTTTATAAAATCCATCTCTCAATTCATTGTAATCCACAAAAGCATTATATGAATTTAATAATTCTTTTAAAGAACCTTTAGGCATTGTCTTAGAGCTTCCGACTTTATTTATAGCAATTAAAAAAGGTTTTCTTTTAGAACTACTAGATAATTCGTCAAAAGAACTTACGCTATTTAACGCATCTTTTATTACCTTTAATTCATTAGTCTCTTTACTAAATTTGTTTATAGATTTTTTAAATTCATCAAAACTAGAAGTGCTATTTATTCTAGAAGCAGTTAAATCTAAAACCCTTTTATTAAATAGCTTTGCTTTCTCCGGAGATCCGCTTATAAAAAATATGTAGTCAGAATTATTTATTTGAGACTGAAGTGTTTTTTCCGACAAACCGCTAGCCCATAATGCATTATTATCTCTGTTTGCAGGATCTAATGCAAACGAAGGTCCAGCATCTAAATAATGTTCTCCATCTATTACAGCATCGTAATAATTACCTCTACCAAGTTGGTCTGCCATCCAGAACCAGACTTTTTGTCCTTTATCTGATATTTCATTTATTAACTTATCTATGTCTATGATATCAGATTGTTTTACAAATGAAAGCTTATGTTCTCCTACTTTTACAGGAGATCCGGATTTAGACTGTCTAATTTCTGTAGGTTCTGATATATAAGTAGAAGCGCCATATTTTAAAGCTTTCACATCAGTTTCAGTAATAACCTCCCCAGTAGAAACCTTACCAGAAATTGCGTTTAATAGATCAACAACTTCATTATCAGTAAATTGTTTTAGTCCAAATAATTTAGCTATCTCATCTAACCACTGCTTAATCAAGTTTTTGTTTGGTTTAGATAACGACTCGTAATTGTCGGCTAAGTATCCTACAAGTTCAGCTAACTTTTCTTCATTCCAAAGTTCTTTTTGGTCGTCATATCCATTCTCTACAAACTCCTGTAACTTAACTTTTAATTCAGGAGACACAGACTTCGTTACGGAGTTGATCATATTTAACGTTACCTTAGCGGCGTTAATATCAGTCTTTACTGCGTTTAAAAGTATAGCATGGAACACCTCATGAGCCACGGTTCTACCGTTAGCTTTACTAGGGTTTATATGTATTTTATTCCCTATAAACGCACCGTTACTTTTAACTTCGTTATCAATCTCACCTACAGACTCGGCATATAAATCTTCGTTGTCATAAAGTACCACGTCTACTTTAGGAAGTATTTTAGATAACGCTATTTTTGCTTTTGAAACCAGTGTAGGCATGTCTTTTGATATAGCAACATCTTCACTCTCATCAAAAAATTTAGTTAAATCTTCAGAGTCTTTAACGTTTTGTTTTGCCTGGTCAACAAATGAATCTCTGTAAGCCATAGCTTCGTCATAATCATCAAATGTTTTTTCTTCAATATCCAACTCATTATTAGGATCGTAAACCATAGCAACTACATCAGGCGTCCCATGTTTTTCTTTATTCCATCCCTGTAAATCACCAGCATACTCCTCGTTAAAAGGAACCCTAGAAACAATTTTAAAACCGGCCTTCTCGTATTGTTTAGTAAGGTATCCGTCAAAATTATCCAACTTAATACCACCTGCATCCACGGCTTTACTTAGTAAGTCCTGAGCGACTCCTTTAGTTTTAGACGTTAATTTCTTAAACAATCCAGCTATATCACCATCAGGTTTAACCAGTGCAGATCCATCTTCAGTGTCTATAATAGTTCCTTTAGCAGCATCCTCAGGAGATACCTCACTTACAGACCAATATGCTTCAGGATCAGACTCTTTTGTTTTAGTAAGTTCTTCAACGTACGCCTGTGGTGTAACTTCAGTAGTAGGCGATACTGTTTCTTCAACAGTAGTTTCTACCTCTGTAGCTTCAACAGGAGTAACTTCTTCTATTTTTTGCTTTTGTTCTGTAGTGACTCTATTTTCAACATAAGTTCCGTCTAATATAGAGTTTTTTAATTGAACATTCTCTATAGCTTGATTTTTTAAATCAGACAATAGTATAGACTTAGTTTCATCAGTTATATCTTCAGATTCATTTATTTCTTTAGCTTTAGACTTTAAAGAGTCTATAGTATTGGTAGCAGATATAAGTTTATCTTTTACCTCTGAGCTAAGAGAATCTATTTTAGAAATATCTTCCTGTACGTACTTTTCATTTTCAAGTACTAACTTCTCTATTTTAGAATTTATCTCTTGTTTTATTTCTGGAGATATATTTTGATTTTCTAACTGTGATTGAAGGTCAAATATGTTTTTTACATTTTCTTTTATTTTTTTTTGATCCTGATAGTTTATAGTATTTTTTATACCTGTCAAACCAGTTCCAAAAACCGCACCTCCAAAAGTACCTCCTAAAAAAGCGTCAGATCCGCCTTCAAACACGTTATAATCAATCGGTTTTACTCCAGTAGCAACATCAATTGAATTTTCAGCCACAAGGCTACTCCATTCTTCTATACCCTCACCTAATGTAGATGCAGTAAGCGGATTTTTTTCTAATGCAGATTTATAATATTTCTGTAACCCGTCTTTTAGTATTGATAAAGCTTTAGGCTTTCCTTCTCTAGCAACTAATGCTTTTGCTGCAGAACCAATACTTGCAGATCCTAAAGTTTCAGTCGCTGCCTGTGCAAAACCAGTTGCTAATGAATTGGCTACCCTAGCATTTGTAGATAACTCAGGATGATCTTTTTTTAACTGTTCATTTTTATTTGCTCCAAATATCATTGTAGATGTAGCAAGTATTTGAGGAGCTTTAGCGTAAGCTCCACCAACCATTATAGCAGCTGTAGTGGGTAATGACTCTGCAAAACTAGATGTTAATTGATCAAATCCAGCTCCATAATTTCCATTAACAAAAGAATCGTATACTCCTTGAGAATATTGTTGATCTAATTCTTTAGATTTAGCGCTTAATTCAGAAACTTGAGACGAATAATAGTCTTTAACTGAGTTATGAATATTCATATTTTTTTTAAAAGACTCTGAGTCGGCCTTTAAAGAAGGTATGTCAAATATGCTAGCAATAGCATTTTGAGGAGCAGCTGCTACTTCATAAATTAATTCAGGTACAGACGCTATGTCAACACCTAGTTGAGAAGATCCGGTAGCTATTTTATCTACTAGCTTAGATCCTATATTTCTATACTCTTTAGGTTTGAATTTAGCATTTTTTATTTTTGCTTGAATTTCTTTGTTTATTATAGGCTGTTTTTTTGGCGCCTGTTTTAACGCCTCCTCGGCAGTAATATCTACGCCAAGTGTGCGCATTTTAGGTTGCTCTCCATTTGAAATAACCGATTCCTGTTGAGGTATCTGTTGATCTATAACCAACGAAGTATACGCATCCTTTGGCTGTGAATTTGATCCCCACACTTCTTCTTGAGAAGTAGGTTGAGACGATTCTTTTTTTTTTTCTTCACCACTTGAACCGTATTTATCTTTAAAGTCTTCGACAACAAACTTAATGTTACTTTCTGATTCTTTATTGCTGATCATTTTTTGAACTATACCGTCTAGTTTAGCTCTGTCTTGTTGCGATAATATTTTGTTATCTGGCATAATTTAGTAATTATATTTAGATCTAAGATTTTCTGTTGATGCAGTGCTTTTGCCTTTTGAAGGAGTAAATCCTAAAGTTTGTTTAGCTGATTCAATATTTTCAAACCCTCCACCAACAAAACGAAGTCTTTCGTTAATATTATTCCTGTCTTTATCTTCATAAACAGTTACGGTTTCTTTATTTTTATAACTGGTTCTATTTCCAGAATCAAAGTCTTCATATCCGCTAGTTCCGTTATATTTAGTATACGTAACAAATAACTTACCGTTACTAATACCAACCCTATTAACTTGTTCTACCACTCCAGGAGCTCTTTTAATAGTAACACCAGACACAGGTACAACCTTACCTATAGTCCTATCTTTTGTGTTTATATAAGACGGTTCTCCAATAAATGGAACCTTACTCATGTCTTTAGGTTTTCCACCGCCACTACTAGGAGCAAATCCATGCCAAGTCCCCTCTTGCTGTTTTAAGGTTTGATTTATCTTAGCAAGTATAGCATTTTTAACTATATTTTCAGACTCTTTCACTTGTTCTTCAGTAAGAACAGGTATATTAACACCTGTAGACAAATCCTTTTTAACAACTATACTGTCCTTATCTTTAGCATTAGGATCTGAAGTTAAGGTATAAGAACTGCCAGCTCTATCGCCTAGTATACTGGCCTGTTTAGTTGGATTTGACGCTATAGAAGCGGCAGTTTCATCTAAGAATTTTTTAAACTCAGGCTTAGATTGAATATTGTCAATTGTCCATATACCTCCAGCTGGTGGATTTTTAAGTATATACTCATACTTTCCTATATCCTTAGATCTCTTATCTGCCTCTGCTAGATAATCAAATTTTAACGGCATATCGGCCTGAGATAGCATCCATCTAGGACTGTCTAACTTTGACATATCAGCCTTACCGTTAGCGTCCATTGGAGCCACGTACATTAAACCTGTTGCTGGATCAACGTAAGGAATCTTATTTTTCAAGTCTAAAGAATTTCCTAGCTGACCCATATTGTAATCTGCTAAAAATGAAGTTTTACCTTCCTCAGATAACTTAGCGTACTCCTCTTGTATCTTAGCTACGCTTTTACCTAAGGCATCAAATTCACTAAATCCAGTACTAATGTTTTGCTTTATAATGTTATACTGCTTTGCATTTATTTTACCAGAGGTGTATAACTTGTAAGCGTCATTATTTATCTCCTTAGCCTTATAAACGCTATTAGTTAAAAACCCGTTAACATCTTGACTTCTACTTAAACTTATTTTGTTTAACTCCTTGTTAAGATCTGCGTTTTCCTTAGATTGTTTATCTCTAGCGGCTTGTCGTTGCTGTTCTTGTTGTATTATAGTATCCTGAACATCAGTAATAACAGAACCCCAATCAAGTGTTGGGTTAGCTTTTACATTGGCTGGATTTACGTATCCTAAAAATTCCGGCATAATTTATTTATTTATTTATTTTTAATTAACCAGGCATTCTAAAGCCAGCTAGAACATTATTAGTACTTCCTAATAATTGAGATTCCATGCTTGGATTTGCTAATGACCCCCAACTATATTGTTTATATAATGGATTTAAAGATCCAGATGTAGCCGATTGTAATTGAGATGCTACGTTAGGTCCTGAACTTACAATTCCAGAAGGTGTCAAAACGGTAGACATATCAGTATTGTTAGAATTTATATCTGTTTTAGAATACTCAGGTATCATTCCGGTAAGGCCGGTTAGTAATTTACCTCCAGCAGCTAATGCACCTTGCTGTTGCTGTAGTGCAGCGGCTCTTGCTGCTGCTGATGCTTGTTGTGCTCCAGCTAATCTTTGACCTTCAAGCGCTGCTAATTGATCAGCATTTTGCCCAGCCTCGTTTGCTTGTAACTTACCTAAATTAAATAAGTCTTGACCTAACGCCTCTCTTGTTTTAGCTTCCTGTTCTGCCGCTACAGCCTGAACTTTACCAACTCCACCAAGCAATAATCTAGGATCACCTTCTTGAAGAGCAGACATGGCTTGCTGTTGCTGAGCTGTAGTTTCTCTAAACTCTCTATCGTATGCTTGCATAGGAACCTGTAAAGCCTCGAAAAAGTTCTGGCCTAATAATCGTTCTTGTTCTGCCGCTGCTTTTTCAGCCTCTCTATCAGCTGCTCTTTGTAGTTCTTTTTGCTTACTAGCCTCAACTAGCCCAGTAGCTATATTCGCCGCTCCTAAACCAAGTGATACCCAAGGCATCGCTGCACTTGCCGCTCCTGCCAAACCACCCCCTGCGCTTGCTACTCCTGTAGCTCCTGCTGCTGCTTGTCCCATAACTATATTTTTTTTACGTATTCGTTAATATTTTCTCCTGACAATAAATAACCATTATCAGTAAATGTTTTCTTTAATATAGGAGTTCCGCTTACAGTCATTATAAACTTTCTGCCAGAATCCTTTAAGTATTGTTCTGTATAATTTAATAAAAACCCTAACGACCCAGAACGTAAGTTTTTGGTACTGTATCGGTTTCCAGTAATAAACCCTATCCAACATACATCAGAATCACTTAAATAAACAGGAACAGAATATAAATCAACTCCATCATTACTTACGACAAATATATTATTTGGTAGCATATCTATATTCATTATTGGAAATTTCCAGTCCGTCCACCACTTACATAATGTGTCGTAAAAATCATGCTTATTCTCTATTCTACAGGAAAACATTTTTTTTACAAAGATAACAAAATTATGGGTAACTTTTAAAAATACTACTCCCTACTGAAAACAATTCCACTCTTGATGTATTATCATTCTCTAGCTCAAATTGCATATAGTATCCTGTAGCGCCGTACGACTCCGCTGTGCTGTTTTTTATACACAATATATAGTCTGATACCGAAGGAATATTTCCACCTGTTACAGTAGTATTTATAGTAATTGAATTTGCTGACAATGCTGTAATGGTACCTAACTTTAGTAATGATCCTGAGTTATTCTTGTATGCAATATCTCCAACACTTATAATACTTCCTATATTAAAAGGAAATGTAACTACAGTTGCAGAAGGAATCGAAGGGTTAACTAATGTAGTTCCTCCAATACCTTGGGCCGATCTCATTGATAAATCAATATCATTATCATATCTTCTTATATGCGCAAAGTAGTCGCCTTCTTTTAAAGAAAAGTACGACTTATCTACAAATCCAGTTGCCATGTCTGTTATAACCTCACACTTCCAAGAGTCATCACTATTTAATGATATGGTCTTGAAGTTTTTAACTGATCCAGATTCTATATTAAATACACCTGTTATTTTTGAATTGTATTGAACTCCGTAGAAATTATTTCTAAGTGAATTAGAGTTGTGTCTATATAAATTTCCATTCTTAAATGTATAGAAATAAGAATTCATACCAATCATTTTTTCAGGTATAAATGAAAAGAATGATGTCCATCCTTTTGAATCTTCGCTAAATGATAATGTATATTCCATATTACGCTAAACAAGCACCTAAATTAGTTATTGAAGCTGATCCACAAGTTATTGTAGGGGTACTTTGAGCACATACATACTCAGTTACACTTGTTGAAAAACTAGCTCCAATTTGCAATATACCATTACAATCAGTGTATGAATAATTAACGTATCCTTCACATCCCGGTCCGTCACTCATAGCTACCATTTCATAGTTGAAACAATCAACAGGAGGTGTAGAACATGCTTCAATAGGAAGTAGTAAACCTTCAAATTGCTGTCTATAATTTCCTCCAAATGAATAATACCCATCAGGGGCTTTTGTTGTTAATGCAGTATCTGTCCATACAGCTGTAGCTGTTGAAAAATCCGCTGTGTCTATGTAATATGTTCCGCTAGTCGCCATATTTTTTTATTTTTTTTTATTTATTTAAACATTACAGTCACATGCTAAAGCGCTATCCGTAGCGTCGTAACACAACTCAATAGCGTAATGAGGAACATCTCCACACAACTCGCATGCCGCAACTCTATCTGTAGCGTCGTAACATAGATCTACACTATAAGCATTTGTTAGATCCCAAACTAAATATAAGTACTGATATCCACTAGGGTTATTATAAACAAATGAAGCTTGGTACTTCCCTGTAACAGGATTAACTATTGGTGTAGCTTCTGTTAATAACGGTCTTAGTATGTCTATGTCTAAATCAGTATATAATGTATTAGAAACTAAATACTTAAATGAATTAGCTAAAGGATCAAAATTAAATGTATCTGTAATGTATTTCTCAGATTGAACTTTTATCGTACTTCCTATAGCAGGAATAACTCCTACTGAAGGTTGATTGGTATTAGAATCGTACAACGACAATCCGTCACTTTCTAGTAGTACAAGGTCGATATTAGTTGGACTTGTATATCCATCTAATGTCCAGTTATAGTTATTGTGAATAGTTTCTCCTTCGTTAGATGGAGAGTTTATTACCACTCTAATAACTGTTATAGGATCTGCTACAGTACAATTAGATATAAGAATATAAGTAGCCTCATCTGGAGTAATTGTAACTGTTGCAAATGTAGGGTTTATTTTTGATTTATCAAATGTTAACGTTCCAGCTCCAGATACCACTTCGTTTATAACTACAATACCGTCATAAGATACCTCAACATTTGCTGATCCGTTTTCAAAGTTATAATCAAAAGAAGCCTCTCCAATTACGTTTCCAAATTCTAAATTAAATAATAATTCATTATTTGCAGTGTCCTGAGATATAGTAAATCCACACTCTAAAACATCTATAGGGGTTGGTAATTTGTTATCAGTTATAGACAACACGTACTCTTTTAAGTATGGATCATAACCTCCTAATTTTTGATAGTTTACTTTATCTTTAAATTCACTTCTAAACCAACCGTTCATTCCTAGTTTAGATATAGGAACTAACGCATCTGCCTGAGTAGATCCTCCTTTTAAATTTATTACAGATGTCCTCTTAGTATCAGTAAAATATATATCCTCTCCCCATGCAGCAAAACTAGCAGCGTCGCTACTTATTCCAAACTCTTCTATTCTAGATATTTGAGTACCTAAAACTTCAGGAACTGACGTTATAGCTCCACCTCCTGCAGCATCAGAAAGTAAATTCTTACCTGCTAATACATATGATATCTTATCTTCCTGAAGAGTTAATACATCTGTTTTTCTTCCATGAAGTATATTGATTGGTCCAAATGATTTCTCACAGTCTTTAAAATTAGCTAGCGCTAAGTTAAATTCATTTAACTTATTAACGTTAGTTTCTTCATTGTATATTCCACTATATGTTATTCCGGCGTATCTGTGAGCTTCTTTAAAGTCTTCTTGAGACACAGCAGTAACTCTACTTCCAAGATAGAATGGAGCTCCAGTTAACGAGTCTCCTATCTTGTAACTTTCAACTCCATTACCAAATGTAAAACAGTCGAAAAAATTTAAATCTACAGTCGCAAAAGGACTAGATATAGACTGATTAATTACGTTACCTTGATGATATCCGTCAATAATATTGAATGATTCACTTCCTTCGAAGTAAGTCTCTCCGTTTGCTTCGGCAGCTTCAGTTTCGAATACCATTATAGATTCTGCTCTCTGAACTTGAATATGACAAAAAACTCTTGAAACTCTTCTGTCTACTCCGCCACAATTTGGAGTACCACTTTTCATTACAAAGAATAATCTACCATTAGTAGTGTCTTCTTGAAACTCATACTGATTGGTCCCTGGTATAGCTGGTATATCTCCAGTATAAGGACTTGTTATGGTATCTTTAAAATAGTTTTCATTAACAGTAGTGTCACCTCCGGTTGAATTACCAGAAGTTAAGTCAATATGATCTCCAATTATAAATGCAAACAAACTCTCATAATCTTGAGAGGCTGTAAATGATTTATCAAAAGTGTATGTTCTTTCTCCACAATCACTTCCTCTAGAAGCTCTAGTAACTTTAAAGTTTATATTTATTAAACTTCCAGCAGGCACGTCATAAGGCATAAACTCTAACTCTCCAGGATCTCCAAATAAAGGATTATCTATATAACATGGATAGGATAAGTTAGCGTAGCTTCCTCCTTCACTTACCTCTCCTTCGTCTATAAAAGAATTCTCAGTATAATTAGCAGAGAAGTTAGAAGGCTTAAGTTTCATATATAATCCAGCAGGCTCTATAATATCTTTCTCAGCCGCATTCTTGTTCCCTTCAATAAAATCTTTGCCTTTAGCTTCTAATGCTAGAACCTTTGTTTTAACTAAATTTCTAAGGACACCATTTGAATCTGCCTTTACAATTAAAGTAGAATTTTCTTGAACCTTACTTCTATTGTCGCCTTCCAATTTAAACCAAGTAAATCCGGAGTCTTCTTGAAAATAAATATTAGAGTATACTACTTGGTACTGACTCTTAGATGGTTTTACTACAAACTTATATTTAGTAGCCCAGCTTGGAGCTAAACTATTTACATTTACTCTTATATAGTTCTTTTTATCTGAATTATACGCAGGTACAAAAACTGTGTTATTAGTATCGACTAATGCCGTAGAGCTACGACCGTACTCGTCCATATATACAATTGCAACTTCATAATCTCTATTACTATGCAGACTTTGTTTTGCTCCTAATTCAGAAAAACTAGATGATATTATTGCGCTTGAAAGATACTCGTAAGCATAAACAAATATTCCGGGTGAAGTTTCAAAACTAAACTTTAAAGCTGGTATTTGAATTCCTATTACATCAGACCCAAGAGATGAAGATATGACAAATGAACCATCAATATTCAGTATTCCGCTTCCAACCTCATTCCATCCGGATTTAGTAATTATTTGACAATTAAAAAAATCTGTTAATGAAGTTCCAGCACAGGCATTAGAATAAACTTCATGAGTAGATATAGCATCTATAAATTCCTGACTAGTGGCTAACTCATGAACACTTCCATAATCTTTTTGTATATTAAAAACAAAATCATACTCAAAACTATTTTCAGGCGCATCAGTGTAAGAAGCGTCACCTGAATAAGAATCGTGTTGTAGATTTATATTTATTGAAATGTAAGATCCACTAGTTAATGATATACCTGATAGATCTATATTAAACTGAGAGTTATTAACTGTTTTAGGAGTTGATGAATCTATAGTGTATACTGTTCCATCGGTTAAATCAACAGGTAACTCAACGAAACCTACGTCTTCAGATATTAAACTTAAGTCGTAATCAATATCTATTGCATTTCCGTTGTTATCTTCTATATTATATCCGTCTACATAGTTACCATACATTAATCTATTACCCATTGTTGTCTGGGCTTTAGCTAATCTAGGAACATTATCAAAAAGACGAAGCAATTCACTCTCTGTTAGAGTAGTGTATATTTTTTTATTGGTAAATGATATTTGTTGAATGGAATTATCAAACCATCCTTCTTGATTTTTATTATACTTTTCTACAACATTTATAATGTTAGAATCAGAAAATTTAAAGCAAATATCAATACCTACTACATTCTTACTACCAGTATTGAAATTAATATTAACCGAATTGAATATATTTTCCATTCCGGCATTTTCAAATGTAGAATAATCTATACTAAAATTACCAGGTTCAAAGGCTATTTCACTAAACTGAGAAAGAGCGCTATACTCTCCATCCTTGTACTTATATCTATAAGCAAATGATATAAACTTATCAGTTATATAGTTCTCTTCGTCTGGAACAAATGCAAGTGTAATATCAGGAGCTGATGATGGAGGAGCAACTATCACAGATATATCACTCTCATCAATTTGATCTATTCCAGCTATTGGCTCGGGATAGTTTCTGGTTACATTTATTTTTCTTGGAGGATTTAAATTATCAGTCCAAAACAATAAATTATCAATTAAGTTTATACCAGTAACCAAGTACTCTGAATCGAAGTTAAGCACATCCTCAGATACAACGTGATACTTTAATAATTTCTTATCAGTATTAAATGACACAACCATATCTACGGTAGGAGATGCTACAAGCCAGTATATGGTCTCGTTAGACCCATCCTCATATGCTCCGATACAGGTAGCGTCTACAAGAGGAGATCCATTATACTGCAAGGTAGTTAATTTTATATTACCCTTAGTATTCTCTACAGCACCTATACTATTGTTCTCAGTAGATCCTATTCTGATATTTAACGCATCAATGTACTCTCCAGCAGGGACTACACGCTCGTCAAAATCTTTATTCATTCTACCGGCAATGAAATTTACATCAGCGTTTGCCATATATCTTACTTAATCCATTTATCACGACCTCTCATATTCATCAATAATCTACCTGGATGAATATTACTCAATCTTATTTTTGCATTTCTTAGAAGGGCTGTTTTATCCTTCTTAGCTCTGTTAACTACGTACTCTTGTACGCCAACTTTTGAGTTTAGTATAGCATACTTGATGTACGCATATATAAACTCTTCGGCAAGTTTATTTATACTAACCTTGGAGTCGTCACCATTCTGCATTCCGTCTGAAATGTATTCTAAAATACATAGCTCTCCGGCCATTCCAGAACCAAAATTAATAACACCTGAAGCTTTATCTATTCTATATGTTGGATTTATATTAGCTGTTTCGGTATTTAAACCATAGTTAGCTCCGATAGAATAGTCGAAGTACCAGTTCTGATCTATATTAATACCCTCTCTACCAGCGTATAAGCCACTACCAGGATACATAGTCTTTTGTTGATTAGTAACCCTGTCATAATCTAAAATAGAAGTACCCTCAAGTACATTTCCATCCTGATCAAATAATACTCTACAGTTATTATCCTGTAAGTAACTATTACTATAATTTGTTTGAATATTTTCAGTAAGCGGTCGTAATACACCATCTTTATATAATGATATTCTAACGTAGTTTACGTAGTCGTTAGGTAATATAAACTTAAGGTCGTCACAGATACTGATTTCTAGAACCTTAATCTCCTTAAGAGCGTCGTAGTTTATTTCTTGAATTCCTCTTTTTGCGTGAAATAAAACATTATATCTCTGTACGTTGTTTATTAACTTGTCGTTACCAACATACATTAGCATAAAATTATTTACAATATCATCTAAAGATATGTACTGGTACGATCCCCAGTTTTCGTTTTCAGGTAAATTACCTGAATTCTCATAGTATTGATAACCAGTTAAGTATGCCATTATTATCCTTGAGTTTGTTGATTCTTAACTTCTTCACTTGTTCCGAAAGAGAAAACATCTCCCTCTCTAATAGATATACCAGCAAACTGAAGTATCTTAGCTGTTAGTAAAGGCTCGTCTGACAAAGGCAATTCGAAGTCCTGGTAGTCAGATGCCGATTGATTAAATAGCGGCTCTCCTCCTGATAACGAAGTATACGTCCACTTAGGATCTCTAGGGTATCTAATGTACTGAGTACTAACGTTTGATGCTATTGTTGTTGGATATACCTTAATACTATCCCCTTCTAAAACATACGCTGGATAAAGTATTGACGGAGCCGTTAAATTAGAAGAAAGTAGGTTTAGTATCTTATCTTGTGATACCCTATCCACCTCTTTTGATCCGTATCTTACAGTATTCAGATAGTAAAAGTCGCTTGGTAAATTAAATACCGGACTTGAAAATGTTAGTGAAGCTGTTGAAGATAGGCTATCAATAACCTCTTCTACGTTCTTAACTATATCTGCATATCCACTTCCAGACTGTCTAGCGTTCTGCTTTAGTATCCATGTATTGTACTGGTAGAAGTAGTCTTCAAATATGTCTAACTGCGCTTGCTTAGCGTACAAGTTAAAATCATCTGGAGTAATATACCCAAAATTATTCTTGTTAGCTACAGACAATACAGTATTTCTTACTGAGTTTATCATTCTTAAAAACTTTTTACAAAGATAATAAAAAAAAGCGCCCTGTAAAAGAGCGCCTTTAAACATAAAAAGAAAAGTAATTTACTCGATTTTATTCTCAAGTAATCTTAACACTTCAATACCTTCATCTGTCTGTAGGTAAGAAGCTAATATATAAATATGATTTTCCCCGAAAGGTACCGTCAATAATTTTTTCTTGTTTTGTGGAAGATTAAAGTAGATATCTCTACCTTTATTCTTTAACTTTAATAAGTCATACTCAAAGAATTTAGCACATGTGTTACGTAACTGTAACATTGGATCATTCAACATCTCTAAGAACGACATTGGATAATTTCTTGCATAAACAAATACGTCACGTTTTAATTCAGCAGTAGACATTTTATCAATTTTAGATCCTAATAGAACTCTAGCTACAGCCTCTAAAGAGTCGATATCTAAATCTCTCGCTGCAATTTGAGCATCTAATTCACTTGTTAATTTTTCAATATCAGATGAAGCGTCCTTTTCAGTGTTTACTTCTTCAAATACTTGGCCATTACCAGGGTGTAGTTCTAAAAAATATTGTAGTACTGGATTTGTTTTTGATACTTTTAATGCACCGTCTACAAATACAATAGGTTCTAAAATAGCGTTACCATCCTGTTCGTCTTCGAACGGGCTCTTTTGGTTAACTGCATATCTTAAAGGTCTGTTTGATTTTCCGTCGAAGTGTAGTAACGGAGATCTACGTGTGTTTCTTGATGCTAACATGTAAGATAGCGGAGTGTTTTTTTTCTTAAGTACGTACATCTTGTCTGTACTTGAAATTTGATTTGCCATTTGATAAGATTTTAAATTTAAAAAAAATAACCAGGGCTGTTACACCCTGGTATATTGTTAACTATTTTCTAGTTCTCGAACAAGAAGAAGTTGTTAGCACCTAAAGTACATAAAGCTCTTTCTGACAAGAAGTGAACTTCCATAGCATCTAAGCTAGAAGTTTGTGCTCCACCAGCAGAACCAGTAATCCAAGTTTTGTAACGTCTGTCTTCAGTTTCAGAAGCTCTATAACGAACGTGTAAGAATGGACGTTTAGCGTTTTTACCAAGTACTTGATCGTAAACAGTAGTAGATCCAGCAGGAACTAATACACCATTGATAGCACCTCCAACAACTCCACCTCTAAGTGTAGCGTCGTTTAAGTATTTCCAGTCAGTTTTGTAGAAATCGTAACCTCTACGGAATCCTGTAAATCCTAAGTTTAATGCCATTTCTTTATCGTTGTCGAACAATCCGTAAGATGTTCCACCAGCTCCGTAAGAGTTTTGAGCAGCCAACATATCGTCGATATCAAAAGAGAATTGACGGTTGATGAACAATACGTTCTCTTCGATAGCTCCTTGCTTATCCAAACGTTGGATGATAGCATCAAAATCAGATAAAGCAGTTGGGTTACCACCTGACCATACGTTACCTCTTTGTCCTACAGCGTAGAATAAACCTTCTGATCCTTTGTTTCCAAAAGCAGTATTAGCTACAGCTCCAGAGTTAGCCTCAGCAGGAACAGCTTCGATCATAGACATTTCTAAGTAATCTTCGAAACGCAAACGAGTTTCGTGCTCAGATTTAATGTACCATAAGTATCCAGTAGCACCATTTTCAGTAGTTACTTCAACCCATCCGATTTGAGCCATGTCAGAACCAGAAACAGCGTATTTCTCTTTGATGATGATTGGGCTGTTTTCGAAGATATCGTCTTGAGCCTCTAAAGATTCAGTTTGACCTTCAGTTCCTTTTTTGAATTCAGAACCATAAACAAAAGCAGTAACAGTTGCAGTAGCAGCGAAAGACTGTCCAGCAGCTTCGTAGTAAGCTACGTCAAAAGTACCAGCAGTATAATCAACAGAAGTGATGATTGCTTTGTTTGAGTTAGCAGCAGCAGCGTTATCTGATAAGAAAACTGTTTGCCCTGGTTTGAAAGCGATAGAACCTGTTAAAGCATCACTTACTGTAATTGTAGCAGTATCTCCACCTACAGCTGCGTCAGAAGCACAGTCAATGTATTTAGTGTGAAGACGACCTTGCTCTGCCCATTTGATAAGGTCTGAGTTAGACGGCATTTCAGCTCCTACTGCTCTTAAGAAAGATGCAACAGAACGATTTCCGTAACGCTCGAATTCTTTCTCGTAAGTATCAGGAAGATACTGATTCAAGAAGTCGAAATTTGTAATGTAGTTAGTGCTTAAAGTTTGTCTTGTAGCACTTGGTTGTAATGCAAACCCTGGGGTTGCTTGTACTGATCCAGCCATTTTGTTTTAGTTTTTAATTGTTTCTATTACTTTTTATTTTTAGTCCTCTTCCGCTATCTCCATCAGATGCGACAACTTTAAATCCAGACTGAGCAATTGATTGTGGAGAGTTTCTCATCTCCATATCTATATTCTTAATTCTTTTGGTGTTATCTAATAACGCCTCTGCTCTACCTTGTTCATAAAAGAACTTAGCAACTTTTTCTGGATTCATAGCGGCAGCTAATGAACGATGGTAACCAACATGGTCTGAAATTAATCCGTTTTCATCTAAATACTTAGATATAAAATTGGTAACGTCAGATTGTGCCTTCTTAATCTCTGCAACATCTCCGGGTAAAAACTTAATTGTCTTATCTCCTACATTGAAATCAAAACCTTTGAATTCATCAGAGAAAAGTTCTTCAGTCTTCTTTTGGAAGTATTGAGACTTCTTAAGATTCTCTTCTTGTTGACTAGTGGAATCTTGAACATATTTCTTGTAAGCATTGTAAGTTTCCTTTTCGTCATCCGAAACCAATCCACCTTTTGACTCAAGAGGCGTCTTATAAGTTTCTTTGTACTCATCAAAAAACTTCTTAGCTTTAGCAAGCTCTTTTTTCTTAGCGATTTCCTTTTTCTTGATATCCTTAGGATCATCAAACTCTTCATCGTAAGCAAACTTATCTTCGATCATATATTGAATATCATCTCTGTCTAAGTCCTCTTCTGTTTGAGAGTAGTACTCAACTAATAAATCATCCGGATCCATATCATCAAAGTTTCTGTTTAGTTTAACAAAATCTTCAATTCCACGTCCAGTTTCTTTTTTGTATTTAAAATACGCAGCTACGTCTTCTGGTAAGTCCTCTTTCTTTTCCTCTCTTTCCGCAAAAAGATCGTTGATAGAGTTTACTTCTTTTCCGTATCTGTTCTTAATATATGAAAGAACGTCATTATCTTCTAGCTCTGCCTTTACTGGCTCTGCTGGTAATTCTACTTCAGTCTCGTTTTGAACTTCTACATGTTCTGGTTCAGCAATACTCTCTTCATGCTTAGCCAATAACTCTTGTTCAACTTCCTGTACTGATTTTTGTTCGGCGACACCCAAGTCCCTTACAGTGAAAGTGTTTTCCATTTGATTTAATTTTTTGCAAAGTTACTTAATTATAATTTTATACTATCTAGGCTCGAATTCAGCTAAATCAAACCCATCTAAACTATCCTCTGTAGACTCAAAGTTCATAGGAGGAAGGTTATTTTTTCTTTGATCGATAAGCTTAGATTGTTGTGTATTCTGTAAGCTTATACGCTTATCTTTTGCTTCTTCTTTTAATTGCTCTTTAGTTTTGGTAGTTTCAAATTCAGCTCCTTTAAGCTGCATCTGCATTTGGAATTCCATCTGCATAAGCTCCATTTTCAATTGAGCCTCGCTCTTCATCTTCTCAATTTCATAAGCAACTTCTGCCTGCTTAATCTGCATTTTAGACTGAGTCTCAGCCTGTATATTTTGCATTGCTGTTTGAGCTGCCATTTGCTGTGACTGCATTTGAATCTGCCCTTGCATTTGTTGCTTGGCTTGTTCGTTCTTTTGCAGTTGCTCTTCTTTTTTCTTTCTCTTAAGTTTAAGCAACTGATTAGCTAGCTTAAGATTTCTCATCTCTCTAATATCAATCGCGTCCTCTAAGTAAATAGAATCACGAGATAACGCCAAACTAATATTTTGTTCTAACTGAGCCTTTTCTTCTTCGTCAGGAGATACTTCTATAAAGATTCCAAAGTCATAGATGTATAGATCCTTAATCTCGTCTAATATACCTACGTTATATTTACCAATTTGATTGATAAACTCTTCTTTAAAATCAGAGTATTCTAAAATATCAGCTACTCTGTATGATATAGCTTCAGCTAATGATTTAGTAACAAATAAACTAGACTCTAGTATGTGTCTTGTAGCTGTATTTGAATTAAGAGCAGCTAACTTTTGAACACCTACTAATGAGTTAGGATCAGGATTCGATCCGTCTCTAGCCTCGTTTAATCCTGTTACGTCTCTAATCATGCTTAGGTAATGATTATAACTAGCTACTAAACTAGATATTTTACCTTGTCCACTATTAGAGTTAAGTTCTTGAATTGGAACTCTAGCATTGTTGAATTCTCCATCTCCTGTGTAACTTCTACCAATTACACTACCCGTCTGGAAGTATAATCTCAATGCGTCTTCAGGATTGTATGCTGCCCCGTTACCTAAGTCAACCTCGTTAAGTCCGTCAGCGTCAATGAATACACCGTCAGGAACTACTTTAGCAATAACTTGTTGCAACTTCAAGTGTGTCATCTGAATTAAATCAGCAAAAGGAATCATTCTGCGAACCAATGATTCTTTTACGCCTTTATACATTCTTGGTGAGCAAGCTACATAATTAGGCAAAGCGTGTTGAACCGAAGATTGTGGGCGAACCATGTTTTTAGATTCTTCCCATTTCAAAATAATGCTACTTCCCAATACCATTATTCCATCATACCATACATCTATTGTTTTTTCAACCTTTTCATAGCCTCCTTCTTCCATCATTTCAATAGACGGATTAAAGGTATCATCTTTCTTTGACATCCTTGTATTTCCGTTGTCGGTAATCTTCCTTTTATAAACTATTTTTTTGGTTGACTTATAGTTAAAATAAAGCAATGACATCGTTTCATCGCGATACATTGAGTTATTATAATAGTTGTTTAGATTGTAGTAGTCATACCATGCCTGTGATTGCATGGCTACTTGTTTAATTTCTTCTTTGGTTATATCAGGTTTTATTTTATATAGTTCTGTTAATGGAAGGGTTTTAATCTCTCCAAAATAAAAACAATCCCTATACATTGGGTCTTCTGTATAAGAACTAATCCAATATTCAGGGTCAACATAAGACAAAACAACACCTGCACCTGGCTGAAACTCATGCTTTGCTACTCCAACCCCTAAAGTAGTTTGGTCATAATCTACCCTTTTACGAATATCTGACCAATGGTTTTCTTCAAATATTGTATTTATAGCCTCTTCTTCTGCGATTTCTACGGCAGGTTTGAAGTTAAGTTGCATATACAAAGAAAGTTCTTCATCGGTATTAGGAAGTTCATCAGGATTCATAACAAAAGGATTAACCCCTGTTAGTTCGTGAACCTGATTAAGAACATCTTTGGCTACCATTTGACCTTCTATCATATCCTGATACTTGCTTCGCTTTGCTTGAGACATAGCATCAATAGCCGTTGCCTTTACTTTAAAAAGCCTGTCAGACATTCCATTTACTACTATATCAACAAATTTTGGAAGTATAGGCACAGGTGTCCAATCCAAATTTAAGTGAGATATATCACCATCAACGGCTAATTCGTTTTTATATTTTTGAATGGGTTGCTCTCCTCTGGCATAAAGTCGTAATCTTCGGTATTCATCTAATTGACTATAATAACGACATGATGTCCCTTGACGATAGAACCAATCGTATTGGATGGCCGTTCCAATACTTAGCCCAAACTTTTCTGTTTTTTTCTCTGAATCAGGGACTAATTCAGTTGGGAATGGCATTTCAGGTATTAATACCTTTGGGATTTCGTCTTTGTTCATCTTAATATAGTGCTTTGAAAACCGTTATTGTCGTATCGTGCAATACTTATGCTTATTTTATCTTGTTTTATTTCGGGTTGATAAAGGTTTTTCTGATTCGCCATTATCGCAAACCCTGAACTTATCGAAGCATCAAACTTTTCCCTGTCATTTATATTAAATCCTGACCAATCTTCCAATGTTCTGTTAAATAACATTGAACCTATTTCTCCACCTGTACGGTATGTTTCTTGTGTATCAAATCCTATATACTTTTCTATATAGGTTTGAATTGCTGTTGCGTGTGATTGTAAAACATCATCAGACGAACTTGGTATTCCCCCTAATTGCTTTTCGGTAACAGTAAGTTTTGCGTATGGCTTGTCGGGGCGATTCATAGAAAAAGGTCTGTATCCACTATTTTTAAAGTGATATAAAAGCCTTGTCCTATTACTTTCTATAAGTATTGGCATACTATAAAAGTGACAAGCCATCAATACTTCCTCAAAAAATATTTCTGCTGTTTGCGGTCTTGCGATATACTCTAAGAAAAAGCTATTTGTAGGGGCTTCATCAAAATGAAACTTGGTTAATCCGTGTAAAGAACCATTTGAGCCGCGACCTCCAACTACTGCATTTATATCGTACGGGTCACAGGCAAAACACCCTAAATGTTCATTTTGTGGATAAAATAAACCATTCTTTCTTGTTACTTTATTTTGCATCCCTGCTTTTGGTAGCCAACTTACTAAGAATCTGCCGTGTTTATCAGGTGTCCAAATGACCTTTGAAAAACGTACTCCATCTTCCCAATGAAAACTTCCTCTCGTTAAATGATGTTCCATAATAAGAGAATCATTATACGATATTTGGTCGTAGATTTTAGTTAGGTTAAATATAGACATTTGAGATTCGTCCCTGAAAGCATGGCTATATGTCCTTGGAAACTGCCTGTAAAACTCATTAAGTCCGTCAGGGTCATTTTTTAATCCTTCTACTTCTGCCTCCCAATAGTCTATTGCACCATTTTTTATCCATTTACCATCAATCCCCATAATAGGCTCGGAGGGTTTTCTTAAAACAGGCATACCGTATCGGTCAATAAAACCTTCCATATTCCACTCCATAGGAATAAACAGAGAATACAGGCCAGATTTAGTTTGTCCGTTTGCATTACGCTTAGTTACATCCGATTCGGATACCATTTTTTTAAACCCTGAACCTCCCTTTTTTTGGGCGTTTACAGTAGAACCCATACGGCACTTACCGATTATCTTGCTTCCTATTCGTAAACAGGTTTTATGGATTCTCCAAACATTAATAATGTTTGCAGGGGCTAAAAGCTTACCTGCTTCATCAATAGATAAGTACTTTAGTTTTTCCCCATCAAAGGCATTATCATCAGAACTACGATAACTTATAGATGTGTTTAGTCCTTCTGAACTTACATCAGAAGCAACAAACATATTTTTCTTTGTTATTTTAGTCGCAGGTACAGCATAGGATAAAACCGTTTTAGGCTTATCCATACCTTCCATTATTGGTTTAAAATAGAAAGGAAGATTAGTATTTATAGGAACAACTTTTCGGGTAAACATTCCTTTAACATCTTCTAAGGTTTTAGAAAGTAATCCTATTTGTGAATCAGAAGCCAATGTCCCTATTTCTATTGCATCTGTTGAAGCCTCAAATGAATGGCCTGAACGTCTGATTTTCGTATAGATTTGACCAAAACATCTTTCATCGGCAACACAAGCCTCCCAATGAATATATTTTATACGGTTAGCTTCTCTAAAGTCAGGATACCCAACATCTATTTTAGAAGCCGTTAAATAGAACCAATGCGAACCTGTTAAGTATGTTGAAACTCCATTGTTTTTAAACCAAAAACCATACTTCCGATATTCAAATTGCTTTTCAATATAGGGTGTCCATTTGGATTTAAAAGTAGAAGGCATCTCATTCCATTGGTAAATAGATTTAATTCTCAATAGTTCACTTGCAGGGGCTTCTCTTTCCCAATATTGTTCTGACTTTTTATAACTTCTTTCAAATACTTCATCTTCCTCTAAAGGCAATGCAATCATCAATCCTTCGATAAGATATATTTCTCCAATTTGACCTGTCTTTGAAATTACCACTAAATCCCACTTTTCATTAAATCCATACTCCCATTTCTTAGCCTTGTTTAATTTGGCTATTTCATCTTTGGGGATGTAGTCATTAATGATTTTATATAGTGGTTTTTCGTTCATTATTTAGCGTTCTTTTCAGCAAATCCAATAGAAGGTGTTTCTGCACCTTTCCCGTCTTGTAATTGCGTTTGCTCTGTATCTATTCTGGCAATCATTTCAAGAGCATCCATCATTGCTAATTTTTTAGCCATTACTGCATTTTTTAATCTATCTGCTGAAATATCTGTTGACGCTTCCCCCTCCTTGTCTCCTGAAATTATAGGCTCTTTAAGAACTTTCACAAGTTCATCTACTCCAATTTTTGCAGCATCTATAATTTCCTGCTTATAATCTTCAGTGGTTTTTATTTCACTCATATTTTCGATACAATTGCGTGGTCGTACACTCGATATAATAATTCACCGTCTATTTTAAACTCGTATTCTGATTCAGGTTTGAAGATAACTCTATCTCCTTTATTCACTCCGTTCTTTTGTAGTGTACTATTTACAAACTTCATTTCACCGATTAAAGGCAAATATTCAGTTATCATGTTCGGTGATTTAATTGGTTTTACAAAACAATATCTGTCATGACATTTCCAATCTCCTTCATTCCCATAAAGATAAAATAAGTCTTCGCCTACAAAGAATTGCATATCTCTAAAATGAGTTGACATACTTCGTCTTTTGCCGTCTGTATCACCATAGATTTTGAAAACATTATGATGAACGATTAGAATGTCTCCTTGTTTAATATCTCCTTTATAGCCGATTGGTGTTTCTAAAACTTTCGCTAAACGGTTAGCAACGGTATGGTCTTCCTCTGATGTCGAAGTTACAAAGTCCGCACCTCCAATTTTAACGATATTATCATACCGTCTGCCGTTATAAGGGGTAACTAAGAATTTATCAGGACTCTTCATAATCTATGTAGTATTCAATACTAATGGGAATTTGTTTTGTAAACTCTTTCCACAGTAACACTTCTTTATTTTTCCCCTCAATATACACTACAATATTTCCGCTTACTTCCTCTTGCTGAATTGAAACTATGGAATACTCATCATTCAAAACAGTCTGTCCTGTTTTATAAGTCATTCCTGTTTTATAGTCTAATCCAGTACATATTTTTCGTATAATTGAGTTCGGTTTTTGCACTATTTTCAACAAAAATAGAAACTATAAATCAAATAGTTATAAGATATTTTAAAATAAATTTGCATATATGTATAACAATAATGTATCTTTGTAAAACAATATGGCGAAAGAGATTATTGCATTTAGAATAGACCCTGCATTAAGGAAGCGATTAATAAAAATTGCTGATAAACAAAACAGGAATATTTCTAATATGATAGAAACTTTAATTCGTCAAGGAATAACTAAAAGTGAAAACAAAGAATCCGATAGTAACAAGAACCAAAGTTGAAAATATTAATCTTCAATTAATAGAAGAATATTTTAAAAAACAGATTCAATTACAAATCGGGGACATAGAAACTAAATTAAGCGAGCATCAGTAATATGAAAAAAACAATTATAGCAGGAGTTGTATCTATTATACTTTTTATAAGTAGCCTTTACGTCCTTAATAATATTTTAGTTAAAGAGGAAAATAAATATAAGGAGCATATGGGAGATGTTTTTATTTTAGAAAAAGATACACTTACTGTTACCGATTATTCTATATTAGAGGAAAATTTTACATTGTCTAATGGTAAAAAAGTTAATAAATCATTAATAATTAAAAAATGAAAACAATAAAATTAGGAGAAATTAAGACCGTAGTCAACGACAAGCGAAAGTTCGGCTCAAACGTAAATTACTACGCAACCTATATTAAATTTAAAGGAGATACTTGTGCAGTTCTTTTTACACTTGATGAATTAAAAACGGCTATCAGTCGCAGTCAGGTTAATTTAGAAGATTTACCAAAGTTGAAAAAATCGTGGTTTCAAATGTTTTTAGATTGGTTTAAATAGTGTTAATAAGTCTTTTGCATCCATCACGTTCCAGACCTGATAAATCCTTTCAGACTTATTCCGAATGGATAGCCTTATCTTCGGGTGAAATTAAGATTGAACATATCCCGTCATTGGATAAATCAGACCCGAAATTACACGAATACAAGTTTAAAAACTCTATCATAAATAATAATACTTGTGTAGTTGAAGCTGCTAATTGTGCCGCCAAAGAATCCAAAGGTGATATAATATTATATCTCAGCGACGACTTCAAATGTCCTCAAAATTGGGATAAATTGATTGTGGAAAAGTTTGACGATATGACAATGCCAATGCTATTAAGGGTTGATGATTGCTTGCAAAGAATGGAAGCGGATGTAGTCACAATACCAATTATTAACAGGGAACTCTATAAAAAATTAGGATATTTTTTTAATCCCGACTTTAAATCTATGTTTGTTGACCAGCACTTATATCACGTTTGTAAAAACAATCATTGGGTACGAAGTGCTGCTGAATTAAAATTTCCTCACGAACACTATTGTAATGGAAAAGCAACCAAAGATGAAACCTATACTCGTTCAGAGGCTCATTGGGATTCAGGCAAAGCAATGTATCAAAAATATAAAAACGCAGGATTTCCAATAAGATTATGAAAAAATTATCAATACTTATACCATATACCAAAGACCGTAAAGATATGCTTGATGACTTGGTGGTTTCCCTTTGGTTGTCTTGTTCTCCCGAAAATGTTGATGATGTAGAAATATTAACCGATTCAAGGGAGCAACCTGTAAGTGTAGGTACAAAGCGTAATTCATTATTAGAACGTGCAACAGGAGAATATGTGGCGTTTTTCGATTCGGACGATAAACCTTGCAATGATTATATTGATTTGCTTTTAAAGGCTATTGAATACAAGAAACCCGATTGTTGTTCTTTGACGGGAATTATAACTATTGATGGTGGTAAGCCTGAAATATTTGAACATTCCATAAAATACAAGGCTTGGAAAACTAACGAACAAGCCAAGGAAGATGAAGTAAAATATGAAAGATACCCCAATCATTTGTCGTGTATTAAGTCATCAATAGCCAAACAATTTAAGTTCCCCGATAAAAACTTTGCTGAAGATAAAGCGTGGTCTGATTTAGTTTATCAAAGCGGACTTTTGAAAACCGAAGCATACATATCAGATATTTTATACTATTACACATACATTTCAAAAAAATAATGTCAGAAAACCAAGATACACCCGTTTTAAAAAAGGCTATTTCTTTTTCACTTTTTGGTTACGGAAAGCCCGATACACCTAATTGTTTTAGCCCTGTTTCATATTTAAGAGGTTTGTTAATGGCTTAACCCTATCTACTTCTTGATAGTTTATGTCATGGTCAAACTCACGATTAGCCATTAAGTGTGGGTGAAAACTAATATAAAGAATAGGCTTGTGTTCTTTAAGAAAATCAATCATGGCCGGTATAACAAATTCCTCACCACCCTCAATATCCATTTTTACGAAGTCAACCTTTTCAATATCCTGTCGTTCTAATAAATCTTCGACTGTAACTGAACTAACAGATATACTTCCGTTATTATCTAATCTTGAACCTGAATGTCCAAATATTAAAGGGTTATAATGTTGTCCTGTTATTTTAGTTATCCCTGATTTATCCGAAATAGCAAAAGGCAAAACAATAACATTTTGTAAATTATTGGCTTCGATATTTTTAATACAGTTATAAAAAGCATGAGGGTCACACTCTAACCCATAAACCATTTTAACTTTATGTGCTGCATATAAAACGGTATGGCCTTCAAATGTTCCCAAATCAAGCATAGTCATTTCGGGAGTTAATAAAGTGGCAAAAACTTTAAATGTTTCTGATTCCCATATTCCACCGAAATAACTGTCTGTCCACCAACTTAAATCAACATTGGTAGATTCTATTACTATCGGTATTCCGTTTTTTATTCCCCTAACCATGCTTTTACTTTATCTAATCCAAATGCCCAATGATGGAGATACCAAAGATTTCTTTTTGGGTCATATTTGTTATGTTCTAAACTTCTCCACCCGTCCTCAAATTTTATTAATTCAAATCCGAACATCTTACATAAATCTTCTGTGTCTTTATTCCATTTGTTAAATGGTGGTATAAAAATGCGAGAATCCACAAGACAACAACTTGCCATTATACTCATATCCTGACACTCCTTATCTAATAACCTGTGGTCAACATGAAACAACCCATGAGAAGCCCTTTCTACATATTCAGGTATTTCAGGAATGCCCATTTTTTTAACTTCGTAAAAACCCTTATGTGCAGATAATGCGGAAAAAATCTTTGGGAATACCCTTTGTTGATTATCGCTTGGAAACTTTGTCATATCAAAGACCAACGGACTTATCCCATAAATAATCCTACAATCAGGGAAACGGGTCTTTAAATAAAAGGCAATATCATTTACTTCGTTCATTACAGAATTTACAGAAATATCATCGAAGCGAAAAACTACGTTTGGTGAGTTATAATTGTAAATACTATCCATGCTTGTATTTAGAATAAAAATCTTCTACATAGGCTGACATCCATTCGGGAACAGAACCTAAAACACTTTCTATTGACCTTTTAATCATTTTCCACTTTTCAGGAGAAGCTGGGTTGTTCGATTCGCAATGTATATCCCACTTGTCAGGTATGTTGTCATTCCAAGAGTACTCATGAGTAATAGGGTCAACTTTGATAGCGGCTCTATCAATCCTTCCTTTTGGTAATCCATTAACTAATCCACGTTCAATAAAAGTAAATTTGCTTTTATCTTTTAA